TGATCCACTTGACCGTGTCACCCAAACCTGGGTACCTGTACGAGATGATCCAGGAGGCCGACGAGATCAAAGTCATCCACGGCGGGCTCGGAGATTCCTCTGTCGGCTGGGCCTCCATCGAGGACGCAGTCGGCTGGGCCCAGCAGGGCAAGATCGTGTATCTCCAGCCCCAGAACTACGTGCATACGATCAACGTGGACCGGCTGGCCGACGTCGTACACATCTGCGAGAGGAATCCCCTGCTGCGCGTCTCCGCGCAGCTACACAAATTCTTGAACACGAGGTGACATGAAGTACAACGAAGCTGAAACGCTTCTCGCCATTCGGCAGCTGCTCGTCCAGGGCTTCGGTGTAGACATCGAGGACCCGCACTACAAGGAGACACCGGACCGGGTCGCCCGGATGTACAAGGAGCTGTTCTCGCCTCCGGCGAACAACCTGAAGGCGTTCGACCTCCCTCCCGACGCAGCAAAGCGGGCGGGGATCGTCCTTCTCAGGCACCACCGGGCGTTCGGCGTTTGCCCTCATCACCTGCTTCCGTTCGAGATGAGCGCCAACGTAGCGTACATTCCGGGTCACAAAGTCTTCGGCCTCTCGAAGCTGGCACGTGCGGTAGAGAGCCAGCTCAGTGCACCGATTCTGCAGGAGGAGCTGACTCAGGCCATTGTGGACATGCTCGTCTCCGAACTGGATCCGAAGGCCGCTGGGTGCGTCATCGCTGGAGTTCACGGCTGCATGCGCTGCAGGGGGGTCAAGTCCACTGGTGACGTCGTCACAAGCAATATGTACGGGCAGTTCCTCCTCAACCCCGCGGCCCGTGAGGAGCTGTTCCAGCTCATAGGTGATGTGTGAAGAAAGTGCATGATATCCTCGTGTGCATCATCGACGACACGAAGATACTGGATGCGAACGGGAAGAAGGATCAACACAACTTCCCGGTCGCATTCATACAGTGGGGCAACCCTGAAGACGGCTTCCAGTATGAGGCCGTCTGCCCCTTCTGTGCTAAGTCAATCGGCTGGGTCATCGGCCCCGAGACGTATCGGGAGTTGATGGCCATGCTCGCCATGTCGATGGCATCCCACTACACTGCGGGCTGTCCTCGGTTCGGAGCGTCCACGTTAGATGTTGAAGTCGCAAGGTTTCCCATCGGCACCGAAAAGCCGCCGATCGTCAACTAGGAGCGTCACATGACCGGACAGATCAAGCTGCTCACGCGCGAAAAGGGCTTCGGCTTCATCCGCGGCACCGACAACAACGACTACTTCTTCCACCGCTCGGGGTTGATCGGGATCGAGTTCGATACCCTGCAGGAAGGCGACGAGGTTGAATTCCAGCCCAGCAAAGGACCGAAGGGCCTCCGCGCTGAGAACGTGCAGTACGGTGTTTGAGTTCGGCGAACTGCCCAACGGCAAAGCAGAGTGGTGCACAGGCTGCCCTCTGTTCAACAACCCCGGGCCCGTCCAGGGAGAGGGCCCGGCGCCTGCAAAGATGTTCTTCCTCGGGGAGGCTCCAGGTGAAGACGAAGTTGCCCCCATCAGACAAGGAAAGCCAGGGCGACCTTTTATCGGGGGCTCTGGACGAATCCTCACCAAGCAGTGCATCCAGGCTGGAGTTCGGCGGGACGCAGCCTTCGTCACAAACGTCGTCAAGTGTCGTCCAAATAACAACCGGACGCCGACGGATGACGAAATCCGCCACTGTGCTCCCTTTCTTGCCCGCGAGCTGGGAGCCGTTCGTCCAAATGTCGTTGTCGCCCTCGGAGCAACAGCACTCTACGCCACAACGGGTCGCAACGGTATTTATCAACAGCGTGGAGTACCGATTGAGGCGGCCATGGGAGATACGAAGCTCAAAGTCTTCGCCACCCTCCACCCCGCCCACATCATGCGACAGCAAGAGAACTGGCCCCTGGTCATCTACGACCTCCACAGGGCGCAAATCCAGTCGGCGTTTCCAGAAGTCAGACGTCGTCCATGCAACTATGTTCTCGACGCAAGCCTTGCGGAACACGGAACGCTTCTTACGCGACTTGCTAGAGAGCATGGAGTTCTTGACTTCGACATCGAGACCCACGGACCAGGACCCAAGGGAGGGCTCGACCCTCGCACAGGTCAGATTATCTGTAACGGCTTTGCGGTTGACGAAGAGACAGCTTACGTTTTCCGTTGGACCCCTGCCGTTGCCGAATGGTTCAACTCTCTGGCCTCTGATCCAGGCATTGAAATCGAAGGCCAGAATATCGAATCCTTCGACATCCCCTTCTGCGAAGAGAAAGGGATAACGTTCAACGGGCCAACGTGGGACACACTACAAGCGTTCCATCTCACGAACTCTGACCAGCCGAAGAACCTTGGACACATCATGTCTTTGCACACCGACATGGAGTATCACAAGGACACAGCCTCGGACAACCTGTTCCTGTACAACGCGAAGGACGTCCTGGGTCAGCGGCGGAGTGCAGTCTCGCTGCGGAAGGAACTGAAGGACCTCGGCATGGAAGACCTCATGCGGACGGTCTGCCGGATCCAGCCCAAGCTACGCAAGATGAACAAGCTGGGCATGAAGCAGGACGAGTTGCTCGCGTTGCGGTGGGACATGGCGATGGACATGAAGGCCCGGGAGTACGAGGAGAAGCTCCGTGCCGTGTTTGGTCAGTCGTTCAACGCCAAGTCATCCAAGGACGTAATGCACGTCCTCTACGACGTACTGGGGCTTCCCGTCCAGAAGATCAAGGACCAGAAGACCAAGCAGATGCGTCCGACAGCCAATGCGGAAGCTATCGAAAAGCTGGCCGCTCAGTACGACGACCCTCTGCTCCAAGGGATCAGTAAGGTCCGATCCCTGGATCACACCCGCAACACCTACATCAACGTGGAGAAGGATGAGAACAACTATGTCCATCCCAGATTCGGTACGGCTAAAGCAGCAACAGGACGCCTCAACAGTTGGGATCCGAACTTCCAAAACATCCCGCTGGAACTTCGACAGATCTACGTACCGGATAGTCCTGACCACGTTTTCATGTCCGCTGACTGGTCCCAGGTCGAAACCCGGATTGCCATGTTCCTCAGCGGAGACGAGAAGGGCCTGGAGATTCTGGCATCTGGCGAGGACTGGTTGGTGTCAATGGCAGCTGACGCGTACCAGGTCTCAAAGGATCAATGCCGCAAGGGCGGGTCTCAGGAACACCTGAGGTACATGGCGAAGTTCATCTGGTACGGCATGGCCTACGGCCGCGGGGCTAAGGACATTGCCAAGCAGACGAAGCGGTCGCAGACCGACATCGAGACGTTCATGAAGAAGATCTTTAAGCTCTTCCCGCAATGGCACGAGTGGCGGGAGACCTTCATGGACACCGTTGAACGGGACTCGTGTCTCATCAATCCCTTCGGCCGTCGGCGCTGGTGGTATACACGGCAGGTCACTGAGATGTACAACTTCCCCATTCAGAGCACCGGTGCGGATATGATGTACGTCAGCGTGTGCGATGTGGATGATGACCTCACCCAGCACGCCAAGGCGTCGACCATTCGGGCCACGGTTCACGACGAACTGGTCCTCGTGGTCGCGAAGGACGAAGCGCGTATCGCGAAGGAGATCCTCGAGCAAAGGATGAACCGGATCTGGCCGGAGATCGTGGCACAGAGTCGGCATCCGGAGAACTGCAAGAAATACTTCCCCGAGGGCTTCCGTGCCCCTGCCGAGGTAACCGTCGGCAACAACTGGATGGAGTCCAAGGACGGAAACAAGGACCTCTACAAGGAGCTGTTCGGATGAAGTTATCGATGGAAATACCTACGGCGTTGCTCAAGACAATCTCAAGCCTGGTGGACCTGGATTTCATCCTGGCACAGTTCGTGTTGGAGGATCCAGACTATGCCGAGTTCTTCCGGAAGTCCACCCGCTTCAAGATCCTGGACAACGGCTTCCACGAGAGAGGTGAGCCTCTGTCTCTCACTGAGATTGCGGAGGCCGCGGAACGATGCGCCCCCAACGTGGTCATTGCGCCTGACTGGCTCGGCGACGCGGCCCGTACGTACGAAGGTTTCACCGCCACAAAGAAGAAGCTCGGATCGGCGTACAAGCTGGGAACCGTTCTTCAGGGTAAGACTCGAGAGGAGCGCGTATCTTTCTTCAACGCGGTCCGAAGTGACACCCACCTCCTCTGCCTCCCGTTCAAGTCCGAACGATACAGCAACTTCTCCGAGCTGGTGGACGCGACTCCGAAGCACATTAAGTGGCCGCCGAGGATCCACCTCCTCGGAATGAAGTCCCTGCAGGAGATGAAGCTGTTCGCTGACCTGTTCAACGATCTGGGCATCTCACACAGGACGTCCGTGGACACCGGCAAACTGGTCAAGTTCGGGATCGCCAAACAAGCAATCGACGAGTACACCGAGCTGCGGGGGAAGGGCCTCCTGGATCACAACGGGAAGAAGTTCGACTCCGAGCAGTTCGCCAACATCTTCTTCAACGTAGCATTCGCCCGTAAGTACATGTAAGATGCCAAACCCTGTACCCCTGTCTGAACAGGTCAAACTGCTGATGCAGCATCTTCGTTCGCGGACCGTCACGTCATCTGGTGACTCGTCGCTGGACAAGATCCTTGACTGGGTACGTGACGTTCCCCCCGGCGGCCGTCCCATAGAACTCCTGCTTCTGATAAAGGAGAAGTTCCTACTCGATGACAAAACCCTCGACAGTCGACTCCAGCCCAAAACCAAGATACCGGATTTCGATAACCTTGTCCCTTCCTCAGGGTGGATTCGAGACTACGTGGAATTCACCCGGAGTACAGAACCACCTACCGTCTTCCACTTCTTTGCGGGGCTGGTTGCTATCGGTGCCGCTATGCAGCGTAATGTATACGTCCGTAAGGGTCACTACTCCGTCTACCCAAACCTCTGCGTCGTTTTGGTGGCCCCTTCCGGAAAGTGCAGAAAGACGAGCGCATGCAATATTAGTGTGGGTCTCGTACGCTCTTTCGGAGGACAAGTCATTGCTGACAAGGCTACGCCTGAGGCTCTGGTGGAAGCTTTCCGTGAGCGAGAGACAGCCTGCGGGCTACTATATGCCCCGGAGCTGGCGGTCTTTCTGGGGAAGCAGAAATACCAGGAGGGCATGATCCCAATGCTGACGTCTCTATTCGACGCCCCGGCCGAATGGAGTTCGTTAACCATAGGACGGGGAGAATTGAAGCTGAACAATGTTGCCCTGTCGTTCCTCGGGGCATCGACGTTGGATTGGATCCAAACAGCCATACCGCGTGATGCTTTCGGGGGTGGTTTCATGTCCCGCTTGCTATTCGTTGTGCAAGAGGATACACCACGATCCTTTCCAATCCCTCCTCCACCAGATGAGCTGCTCAAGGCCAAACTCCGTAATGGTCTCATTGCTCTTACTCGTGCCCGTGGAGAAGTACCCTTCTATACTGGGAACGCTGATACACGTGCTTGGTATGAAGAGTGGTACAACAGCAAACACGGCGCCGGGAATGAGGAGCGGCAGTTCGCGGGCTACTCCGAAAGGAAACCCGACCACATGATTCGACTCGCGATGATCCTAGCGGCGTCGGAACATGGCGATCCACAGAAGCTGAACGTGCACCACCTGAAGCAGGCGCTACGGATACTCGAGTGGCTGGAGCTGTGGCTGCCCGCCACGTTCGAACAGCTGACGCAGAGCAACATCGGGGAGGACCATGCCCGGATGCTCAAGCAGGTCAAGAATCACGGAGGGACTCTTGAACACAGCAAGTGGCTCCGCCTGAACAGTAACAAAATGGACTCTCGGATGTTCCGGGAGCGCGTGGACACTATGCGCCAGGCCAAGCTAATCGAGTACGACCAGAAAACAAAGTCGTACTTCCTGACGCCTGAGGGATGGAAATGACCCAATGGGAAGCACTCGCACAGTCGCTAGGGTTCCCCGGAGAAGTGGAGATGTGGAAGGAGCTGTACGAGAAGCGAAAACTCTCGATCAGCCAGCTGTCCTTGAAGTTCGCATGCTCGCCCCACACAGTGAGAAGCAGGCTCAAGTCCCTCCAACTCGAAATCCGAAAGAGGGGCGGGCCTAACAGTGTGAAGGTTCAGGTGACGAATGACCTCCTGCTGAAGATCAAACAGCAGGGCATCCCAACGACCGCCAAGCAACTGGGTGTGTCGCCCCAGGCTCTGTACAGCCGTTTGTACTACAGCCTGGGGATCAAGAAGAAGGACTTGGAGAAGGAAATCACGAAGGCCCTGGAAGAGTCGTCACCGGAGGAGGCTCCGGTGACGGATCCCATCTAATACGTGTCTTTGATCGGGGGGAATCCAAGGAAGTACTTGGTTCCCTTCGACCAATCCCCCAGCTGGATCTGGTCCAACGCTCGCATCGTCCGGTTGTACTGCCCGGTCGGCAGCGGGACGAACTGTTGCCACGAGTTCTTAAACCTCGCTAGTGCAATGGCGTCTGCCGGATCCGCCCCCTTCTTCGCTTGGCCCGTCATGTCGATCTGACCCTGGACCAGCATGTTCGTCGTTGAAAGGGCTTGCCCCGCAACCTCTACCATCGGACCACCTGTGTACCCGAAGGGGCTGAAGAAGAGCCAGCGGCCCATATCGACCCCGAACGCCTGGGATCCGATCTCGTACATGGCGGCATTGGCGGCTGCCCAACGAGCGGCGACCTTCATCCGGTTCTTGACGGACCCGCGGGTCATCGAGTCGTAGGCGTACTCTGCGAAGTAGGACGGCCACGTGCCATACTGTCCGGCCATTCGGCCTACGGTGTTCTGCATCCAGTACGGCGTGACACCCCGGCGGTACTTGAACTGGGTGGCGTTCATGTAGTCAATCGACGCAATGTCAGCTGCGACATCAATCTCGCCCGCGTCCAGGGCCTCCTTGATGCCCCGATGCGTCGGCCCGTCCTTCATGTCCCTCATGTCGATGTACGACTTCTCGAGGAACTCATCCCACGTGATTTTACCCGCGTGGTACTGCTTCCCGAACTTCTCCGCGAGCTGGTGCTGGGAGTAGTACGCGATGATGTGGTTCAGGTCTTCCACCTTCTTGAACGGTGCCGTACCCATCGAAGCGAGGCGGGTTGTGTTCGCGATGATCTTCGAAGATGACCCTTCGAGGTTCATGATCATCTCATTGGCACCTCGCGCATCCGCCCACATCTGTGCAGTACGATCCCGGGTGATGATTCCCCTGTGCAGCAGCTCCTGCTCGAAGTCCGGATCCCGTAGATACTTCATGGCCTGCTTGAACCCATGTGCCCACGGTCCTACGCCGAGGCCGGTTCCCGTCTGAAGCGTCTGCAACGCGTTCCGCATTACGTTACCAGGACCGAAGGCCATGTTCGCAAAGTACCCGGCGCCCAGGATCACCGACGTAAAGTCAGTTGCATCCGCGTCCGAGATGACCCCGATGCCTTCGAGCTTCTCTGCGACCTTCTTGAACACGTTAGCGATCGTGTTCGACACGTGGTCCTGCTGATGCAGCGCACTCCGGATGTACGAGTCGAACACGGTGAACGCCCCGGAGTCAGTCAGCGGGGTATCAACCATCTTGTACGCCTGATACGCCTTGCTGATCGCTGACCAGGTGGGCATCATCTCCTTCTCGTTCGTGAATGCCCGACCCATCCGGATCAAGTTCTTCCGGACGTCCATCTCCCGGTTGCTCAGGATCACCGCGCCTTTCTCGAAGCTCTTCGACTCCGTTGTCAGAAGCTTAGGAAGCCCGAGACCGCGGGAACCTTTGTAGTCCGAAAAGCTTTGCCCTGACTTACGAATCTGCGGGAGCTCCTTCAACAAGGCCTCGACGTCCTCCTTGCTGTGACCCATCGTCTCGGTCATCCAGCGGGTAAAGAACTCGTGGGCCTTCTCTCCGAGTGCCAGGGCCGCATCGTCCGTGATGTGCGCAATGTCCTGCATCTTGCCCGTCGCGTGCGCATCGAAGACCTGCTGGGCTGCTTCCCGAAGGTCCTGGGTAGTGCCACGGAACAACTCATGCATGTTCTCCATGAGGGGTCCCATTGTGGCTTCGACGGCACTCCGCCGGTCTTCGATCGCTGTGAACCACGTAGAGAACGGAATCCCGCTACGTACTTCCCACTCCTTGAACATCTCCGCGGGTACACGGAAGAAGTGCGCTAGCTGGTTGAACGGGCCGCTGAAGACGGACTTGAAGCCCTCCGCGATTCGTTTCTGCTCTGGCGTATCCGGTGGACCAGTAGGAAGACCTCCTCCGCCCCCGCCTTCTCCGCCCCCTCCGGCGTCGCCACCGGTTGCTTCGGCTGCTTCGGCTGCTTCGTCGCCCTTACCCCAGCCCCAGTCGTGGTACGTTGCATCCTCTGTCTCCGGGTGCATGTCACCGTACCAACCGGGGTGTTCAGGCTCTGCCATCCCTGGTCCGGGCGGCATGTGCATACGTGCATCAGGGTGGAACCCGGGGATCACGTCCTCCAAGTCCAACGTCGGATTGTATGGCGGGGGCGGTTCACCACCGGCGAACATGGACCCGGGGCCACCACGGCGGGAGAGGAGGATCTCGTTCGGATCGAATGTCCTGTACGGGCCCATCGAGTCCTGTGTCAGTTTCCCGCGGGTCCAGGACTCCCTCATCCCGTGCTCCCGAAGCCACGAGTAGTGCAGGGCCTGCTGTGGACCCTCCGGCCGTCCGAAGAGGGCTGCGAGACCCCACTTCTTGTTACTCAGTTCCTGCAGGACGTCCTGGAACGGCTGCTCCGTATTTACTCCGAGACGGGCAACATCTTCCTTCACGGAGCCCAACATCTGGCGGGCTCTCAATGTATCATAGATAGCAACCGCGTTCTTCCCGTGCCCAGTGCCCTTCAACGGCAGCACTGTGTGGGTCCCGGGAGGAAGATCGTTCATCATCTCAATCGCACGGATTGCGTTCGAGATGGACGTCGGATCCTCTCCATGTAGGACGATCAGCGGTCGCTTCCCTGCGATAAGTTCCTTGGTCGCGGTCTCCTGAAGATCGACCTTGTGGAAGGCACCTGCGTCGACGTCGGCGTCGAAGCTACGGGATTTCCCGATGCCCAACGCCTGTTCGAACGCATCGTCCAGTGGTCTATCCAGTACCCGTCCGGGCATCTTTTCCACGAAGCGGGCCGCTGCGAGATGTGAGTCAAAGGTCTTCTCCCAAGAGCCGTCGGCAGCGCGGAGGATCATCCGTGGTCCATCTACGTACGTCTCGATGCCCCTAGGTGTTGCCTCGTCCCGCAGCCGTGTCAGACTGATCTGGGGTGGCTGATGATCCGCCAGCTCCTGTACGGTCCAGGGCCGGGTAGACGTCCAATTCGGCTGGTGCTGGGTGTACGCAGCCATCACGGCCACAGGAGTATCCCCATCCACACCGTGTCGTAGTAGGATTCGGGCCGACTTGATCGCATCCGCCAACTCCGCGTGCCCATGGTAGTCCGGGTGGATCTCGAAGTCCGGCCAGGGTTTCTGCTTCGACCTGTCCTCCGGGCCCATCCTGGAGATGCCGATACTGGGTCCCATCTCGATCGGTTCACCCTCGACATCCCATTTCGTAGGAGTCATGCGAGTGAACTCTTTACCCCGGCGGACCTTCCACGCTGCCCTTGATGACGTCTCGGCGTGCGGGATCGTCTCGCCCGAGTCGACGGACTTGATCTTCCCAGCGAACGCGCTGCCCTTCCGGTAGTACTTCACGTTCGGTGTGGGGACCTGTGGCTGGAAGGGATTGTCAATCCGAGTCTCTCGACCTGCGAACGGACGGACTTGTGGCTCCCAGCCCCCCGTATAGTAGTTCCTCGACCACCGCTCATCCCGCATCGGCCCCGGGATGAACCCTGCGTACGGCTTCCACTTCTCGTTCTTCGGCCGGGGGGCGAAGTAAGACAGGTCACCTGTTGTGGGATCGCGAACTGGACCAAAGCTGAGTTGCTGCTTCGTAGCTTCCTTCGCTGCCTTTGTCAGAGCGGGGTAAGCTTCGTCCTCACCCTTCCCTGCCCCGGCGTTCATCCACATCCCCTGCTCGGTTCCCGCTGCCCTAGATGGTCTCGGATCACCGATGCGGGTCCCCTCTATAGCAGTACCGCCACCCTTCATCTTGACCAGCTTCGGCTTGACCTCGGAGCCTGCCAGGTGCCCAGTAGCTGAACCGCCCCCGGCATAGCCCGGCTTTGATGGCTGTCTCCTCCAGTCGATAGAGTCAAGCCAACCGTACTCCCCGATTGGGTCTCCATAGAAGCCCCGCTCTTCCCAGATCTTCTCCCCGGGTGTCACTGAGAGGGTAATTCCACCCTTGTGGAAGAACGCTCGCACCTCGTTACCATGCGTCTGCTCATGGTCGACGTTCTTGAAGAACATGGACGTGAAGTAGGACTTCGGATTGAAATCCCCGTACCCTTGCATGGAGATCTGTGTCTCGTAGTCCGGCCGTTCCACATGGATCAGTGCATGGCGGGCGGAGCCGTCCGGGTGCGCACTGATCTCAAGGTGTTCACCCGGCCGCGGCATCCGTACGACGATGGAGGACAACGGGACCGTCTGGACGTTCCCTTTCGAGTCGCGGGTCCACACATGCGGAACACCCTGCTCGTCGAAGCCGTGACCGGTAGTGTTCCGATCTTCTTCTTCCTGGACCTGACGAGGGCCGACCTTTACTGCCTTCTTGGATCGCTTCGCTTCCTCCTGGCGGGCTTTCCATCGTGCTGCCCGCTCCGCCCACTCCTCGTCTGTCTCTTCCCGCATCTGCCGTGGCACATTACGGGACGGCGCTGGAGGAGGCATCAAATCTGCTTGGGTGTAGATCTTGGTTGTGTCCTCACCCATTTCCTGATTCAACTGGTCGGCCAGACCCCCGGGCTTCCACAGCTGTGCAACAGAATCGTCGACCTCGGACTCCTCAGCGTGTGCTGCCATGCCCCGATCTGCCGCTGCGAACTCGCGTTGGGCTTGTCGCTGATCTGCTTGATTCGCAGCAAGCCGCTCGAGGAACTCCTTCATCACTTCACGGCGGGGCCGGGTAATGATATCAAAGACGTCCTCAGGGGAGTTGATCATGCCCAGACGATCGGCTGTTATCGCGATAACCTCGGCGAGCGATTTACCTCCCCTTTGTGGGTCGAGATACGATGTGCCACCGTCCGCTTTGATCCTGTGGAACAGATCCATCGCGAACTCACGTGGAGTGAAGTCTGCATCGATGTTCTTTGGCGTGAACGGGGAAGGACCTTCATCCCCTCCACCTCCGCCACCCGAAGGAGGTTCTCCGCCCCCGCTCGGTCGGTCGACCCAGAACTCCTCATCCGGATTGCGACCGGTGCCCCTGGACTCCGTCGCTGCCCACTGGTCAACGCCTGTCGGCGGGGCCGCAGCTACCCGAGCCCGCAGCCGTGTATTTGGGTCCTCCTTTCGATGGATACGACCGGTACTCGGATTCAGAGACTCCGTTGCTTCATCGATTGTGCCACCAGGGACGAATGGACGGGTACCTGCGGCATCGTATGTACGCGGCAGCGGGGACTCGACTACCGTGTGGACTGCGGTGCCATCCGCAGTGACAACGTGCACCGTGTCACCCGGCTTGGGCATGGTCCCGCCGAACGCAGCCGTGTTCACCTTTGCGGCGCCGGGGACCATCTCCTTCGCGTCGGTGATCGGACGGTACATCAAGTTCAAGAACCTGGACTTGGTGCCCTCGTTCCCGATCTGAATGTTATCCACCTTAATCGGAGTGCCTTGCTCCCACGCCTTGCTGATCTGTTCCCTGATCGTGGCAACCTGTTTGGCGAACTGCCCATGGTCCTGCGGGTTCGATGTGAGGTGCACCGGTGTTAGAGGCTGATCACCGATCGACAGATTGAACTTGACACCGAAGTTGTCCCCGAGCATCGGGTCCAGCACGAGGTTCTTCGGGAAGTGCTTTTGGATCTCGTTCTCGTACACCTTCGCGGCCGCATTGTACAGAGGCGACATCCGTACATTCGCGTCTTCTGCTCCGATGTTGATCACTGCCTTCGCGGTTGCGATGTTACCGTTCGCAGGATTCGCCCGCATCGCGATTAGAGCGTCTTCCGCCTGATCGGCAGCTTTTCCGGTAGCCTTTGCTACACGATCTACGGTGTCGTGATACACACCGCCCAACTCCTCCTGTAGACCTGTTCCGATGTGCCGGAAGGCCAGATCCATTGCACCGAACAGTGCCAGATTCTTCCCGATCATCACAGAACGGGACTCACCAGGCTCGATGTTCGCGAACGCACTGAAGGCGGTGGTACCAACGGCTGCTGCAACGAACTTCCGAGCGAAGGGTGACTTCACAGCAAGACGTGCGAATTTGTCCGCCCCCTTGATGATCGGCTCACCTGGGATGAACGAACCTACGACCTCACCAGCCAAGGCAGGGGTCGCCGTCAGCAAGCCTCGTGTGGTGTCCGTCGGAGGACCGAACGGGCCGGACATCGCCTTGGTCATCTCATCCGTCGACAGGTAGCCCTTCAGCTTCTGTTGCTGCTCCTGCTGCGCCAGGGTCAACGACTTCCACGTGTTCGGCGCAAGGGATCCGAACGGACCAATAATCGCCTGTGCGAGACCCAGCGCTGCTGATCGACCGGATGCAGCTGCCAGATCCCCTGGGGCCATGTACGTGTTGACTTTCGGCCCCACTGCGTCTTCTGCCTCCTGACCTGGATGGGTGTAGTCGATCCCCATCTTCGAGTGGTCCTGGGCAAACTGCCGCATCTGCTGAACGGTTGGGCCAGGCATCGGGCGGAGAGAGTCGAGGATCTCCTTCATCTCCACGTCTTCGGAGACGGTCCGCGGGCCAAGGCTGTTATCCTTGGGTGGTGCGATCCCGAACAGGGTTGGACGCCCCTCAGGTTCCGGTATGGCCTCTGACGCCGGATTCGTGACCTTGACGGACCGGGGATCTGTGAACGACGCATTGGGCCCTCCTGCGAAAGGGAACGTCCCAGGGGGAGGCATCGGCGGCTGCATCGGCCCCGGCTGCGTCATCGGCATCTGCTGCGGGGACATCTGTACACCAGGTTGTCCGGGTGCGACCGGAGCCGCCGGCCCTGACATCCGCGGTGCCCGGCCCATAGGGAATTGCTGTGGCGGCATCGGCGCTTGCGGAGCCGACATGGGCCCGGAGACACCAGGGTCGATACGTGGGTCAAACCGCTGCGGGGAAGTATCTGTTGGAGGCATCTCCTGTTGCGGAACATCCTCCACTGGCATCGTGCTTGGAGGAGCCGGAACAGCTGCCGCTACGGGGCCCGGTTCCATCCTCCGCTGATCGGAAACGGGAGGTGTATCGTCCGGCGCCTGGAAATCCGCATACTCGGCTTTGCGGCGGCGGATGAGGCCTTTGTCAGGTTCGCCTTTGATTGTCGCAGAGGCGGTGAAGTCGTGCTCCCCGAGGACCTTCCCGGCGTTCATCTTCTTCGCCAGGTTCTCCCCCGCCGCAGGGCTGTTCCAGGAGACGGAGATCAGGGAATCGTACTGATGCTGGTTGACCGGGATCTTGAGGGCGTTGTCCAGCCGGGGCTTGTAGATCGTATGGAGCTGACGATCGAACTCCTCGTCCGCCTCCTCCTGCGTGATGTGCATCCCCTCGTGGACTTTCTTACCCTTCCAGTACTGCATGCCGTAGCCGATGGCCCAGTCGCCAGCGTCTTCGTACGCATCTTCCTGGAAGTTCCCCTCACGGGGCCCCTTGAGCTTCTCGATCAGCTCGGGTGAAGGCTCCATCTCGCTCGCCCAGCGATAGTTCGAGTTCTTTAGGAGCTCTGCCGCCCGCGCGTTGATCTCGTCTTTGGTTGGCATCTACTTGGCCCCGGAGCCCATGTTGATCTGGACGAACAGTGCAGCGAGTGCAGCAGGGTCGTCCTTCGCTGCGTCGAGGTTCTTTGCGATGTCGTACCAGTACGTCTGTTCCTGCACGGACATGCTGGACTGGCGCTTCCCGATCTCCTTGAGCTGCGCCTTGAGCGTCTCTTTCATCCGTGCCAGTTCGGGGTGGGTCTCCGCCACTTTGCCGGTCTTTGTGGGCGGGTGGAACCCTGGCGCCTGGATGTCCGACGGCTTCTCCCCCGCTGCCTTGAATGCGTCGGCCAGAGTACCGAAGGCTGCCCTGCCCTTATCAGTGAACTGTTTCGCACCCGGGATGGCGTACCCTGCGGCTGACACGGCAGCGTTCGCAGCACCCGCGCCGACCTCTTTGACCGCGGAGTCGACATAGTTCCCGGCAGCTGTGAGCCCACCCCCAACAGCACGGGACACGTTCATGATATCCTGGCCCATTGGCCACACTGAATCGGGTGTCCGCTGGCCCGCAATGCCTGCGGCAGCGTCTGATGCGGTTGCTCCAGCGACCCCCGCGGCACCTTGTGCATAGTTCCCGGTGCCCTTCATGAAGCCCAGCATCTTGTCCCAGAACCCGGGCTGAGGCATGCCCTTGTACTCCGGGTGCATCTTGTAGAAGAGGTCCCAGGCCTGCTTCGCCGCACGTGCCTGGCCCTTGACGTCGTCCGACGCGGTGGCACGCCACAGGTCGAGGGCCTGCTTGAACTCCGGTAGCTCCTGTTCTGCGTGCTTCGCCTCGATGGTCATCTTGTTCAGGTTGGCCTGTTCGACCTGAGCCTGCAGCACCTTGATCTTGTCCTGTGGCCACGGGATGTCCTTGGGTGGACGTCCGGTCTTCTGGAACTCGTCGAGGAACCTCTCTGCGTCCTTTGCCGGGACCCCGTTGGTCACGATCGTGGTGTACAGATCCGACGTATCTTTCAACGTGTTCCGCCACAACTCCTGCTTCTGCACATCGAGCTGTTGTTTCTTCAGATCGTTCTCGGCGTCGCGCCAGTCAGGGTTGATCTTGGTCCAATCCACAACGGCTGATGTGTCACCCCCGAGGTACTTCCCCAGGTTGACCATCTGATCCGCTTGCTCTTGGTTGTGTACCGGACGCTGCTTCTGGAGCTCTGTGAGCATCTCAGCACCCTTGAGCTTCTTCCACGCATCCGATCCGACGACCTTCTGCTCCTCCTGCTTGACGAGGGACCCCGGGTCCAGGAGAGACATTGGATTCGAGAGGGCCTCTTTGTATCCAGCTCGCAGGGCAGCGCCCATGTACTCCTTGGGTGTAGGAGCGTCCTCGCCACCGGCTTCGAACTTTTTGCCCATGTCGAAGAATTCGGACTGGAACTTCATCTGGTCCATCTTCTCGTTGAGCTCCAGTGCCGCTTTGTTCGCCTCAAAACCGAACTTAGCTGCCTGCGCCTCCTTCCCGCCCCGAATCGCCCGTTCCGGCTCAGTCTCCGCGCCCATCCCGAGAATGCCCTCGTAGGACGGTTTTGCGAAGCCTTCCTTCCCTGTATCATGCTTAGAGTACAGGTGAGGATCTACCATCTCGGTGACCTGTTGGATCCCACCTGGAGAGTTGAGAAACTGCTGCCGCTCGTCCGCAGTCATCCCAACGAACTTCGTCAGGTTGTCCGACGCCGCTTGTTTGTATGAGCCCTCCTTCTGCTTCATCGCAGCCTTCGTGAGAAGGGCCTGAGTAATCTGATCACCGATCTGAGCGATGATCCGCGCCGTGAGTGCGTTATCGTTCTGTTGTTGATTCCCGTAGACCCACTTACCCAAGGCGCGCCTCCAATTCCTCGACCTTCGTCGCTAGGGCCTGAATCGCTCCGTACAGAACACCCACGGCGTCGACGGTCATGATGACCTTACCATCACCCACGCCGAACATCTCCTTGAAGTCCTGTGCCATCGGGCCCATATGCTTCGGATCGGACTTGATGTACTTCCACCGCGTGACGTCAATCGACCGAACGCCCTTGAGGACTTCCTTGACGTCGATCGGAGTGATCTCTTCCTTGACGTTCCGATCGGACATTGCGGCCGCGATTATCAGTGCGGTGGCAACTGAAGCACCCGCAGACGCATATGCGCCGCCGTTCCCGCCGGACTGACCCATCGGCGGGAATCCGGTGGCGTAACCCAGCGCCGCTTGCGTCCAGGGACTTGGACTGTTCTGGCGGATGTATTCCTGATACCCGCGGTTCACGTTGCCCTCGTTCACCTGCTGCTCGAGTGCGCCTACGCCCAGCAGGCCCTGTGCGGATTGGTTCCACAGTTGGCCCTGACCAAGCTGGAGGTTACCGTACTGGCCGGCGAGGTTACCCATCCCTTGGAACGCACTCACCCTGTTCTGTCCGGCAGCCATAGATGCCTGAAGTGCAGTTCCAAGCATCTGTTCCTGCATCTGTGCAGTCCCGGTAGCAGCGCCTTGTGCCAGTGCACCGCTGACATCAGATCCGGCACCAAGGCCCAGTGCCCCGTACTGTTCCTTGATCTGCGCCAGGCTGTTGTCCATCTGCAACTGGGACCGCTTCTGAATCGCATCCATGTACGGGTTGAGATCCTGCATCCCACCGGTCTGCATCAAGCTTCGGCCCTGGTTGTACACATCGCCGAAGGTACCGGCGATGCCCTGGACCCGCTGGTCCGTGATATCCGGCCCCGCCCTGTACCTATCGTACGCAGCCATCATACCCCAGGGATCACCGGTCTGAAGGGAACCGGGGTACGGACTGGGTGTTGGGTTCGCTGCAAGCTGACCCATCAGGTAGTTCGACAGCTGCTCCCGTAGGGGGCCCAGATCCGGTGGCATGGGGCCTGAGTACACCCCTCCCGTTTGTCCTCCAGTACCGGTACCAGTACCTGTACCAGTACCGTCGTCTCTTCCGGTATCCCCAGTGTAGTCCTGCCCAGGACCACCCCCAGGACCCGGAACGCCAACACCTTGATATCCACCGGTGAGACCCTGGTAGCCCCCCTGAGAGTACTGTCCGTAGGTCTGCCCAGGTAGGCCGTACCCGGCGTTTCGGTAGGTGTTAGCATTGCCAGCATATTCACTGACCATTGGATAACCGCCACCGTTGATGCCGGTATTACCCCCGTATCCGGTCATCCCGTTGTAACCGTACTGACTCCCACCCATCCCGTACATGTAGGGGTTGTACGCCCCTTGTTGCATAGGGTTGTATGCATATGACCCGTTGGCGCCCGGGGTCATGTTCAACGTTTGCTGTCCTCCAGTTGCTGTAGGCATTGTAGCTCCACCACCGCCTCCACCGAGCACGAGCCACTGAAGGGCGTTTGCGCCTTCTTCATCCCGCCGTGTATCGATCTCTTCACCGGTCGACAGGCGCATGTTGGTGGGACTTGTCATAGTCGCACCGATCGCCTTCGCAGCGTCCTGCAACGAGCCGCCGCTAGCAAGGATGCGTGACGCAATGTACTTTGGCGACGTCACGCTCTGGTCGTTCATCTTGTTCTGATCGACGCCCTCCATGAAGCCGTACGACTGCGGCTTCGGAGCTGGCGTGTTGGACACACCCGCGCCCCCGTTAATCCCGGTGTTCTGAGAGGTCGATACTGGCAGCTGGGTCTGATACTGACCAGCCGTCGCCTGTTGCTGAGTCTGCTGGTTCTCGAAGTTCTGTTGCGTAGTTTGCTGGTTGTTCTCGAAGTTCTGCTGGGTCTGCGCCTGCTGATTGTCCTGCTGCTGTTGATACGGGTTGTAAGCTACGTACCCCGTTCCGAAGAAGTCATCGCCGGGGACATCCATTGCCATGTTACAGCTCCTGCCTGAGGAGACCGAACGTCAGTCGATCGGCGATCCCAGACTCATCGACCCAATCGGAGCGGAGAGTGCCCTCGTAGACGAAGCCGAGCCGCTGAAGGAAGGTTCGCATCGGAGCATTCTTGGCTGAGATGTCCGCCTGCACACGGACAAGCTCAAAGTTCTTGAACGCGTCGACGATGCCCTCCCGAACAGCGGCCCGGCGTCTCGCAGAAAGCTTCCTATCCCAGAACAGGAGACCGAACGTGGCTTTGTACCGCGGCATCACGTTAGTGAAGAACACCAGGCCCTCGTTGTCGCCGACTTCGTGGAAGACCGAATCCCGGCGGCCGAGCAGGTGCATCTGGAAAAGCTGCACATGTTCCTTCGGGATGCTCAACGCGTGGTACTTCGCCAGGAGTTCAGCCGCGTGCATCTCGTCACGAATCACGAGGAGCTTCAGTCGTGGGTTAGCCTCGGGTTCAGCACGAACACTGTGCACGCTTGGTTCGCTGTGCTGCACCTGATGTATATCGTTGACGTGGTCCACGGCGTTGCTCCCTTGTTAATCGTCCCCGTTGCAGGGGGAACCATCAGAATGAATCCGACTGGCACCACGCCCAAGTTGTGCACGACGGCAACGTCACTGGCAACCGAACCAGTGTTTGGGATCGTAACCCAAACGCCGCCCATATTGTCTGGGTCAACGCCATCTCCGAAGCCAATGTCACCGTTGATGATTGTGGCAGTGTCTGCGAAGAAGAGGCGGAACCACTGCAGGAGTGTTTTAATGTCACGTGGCTCCTCGCGCTGTGCCCAGGGGAATGTGTCTTTGATACGCATCAGAACACCTGAGCGTCGATTTCCATGTCAAAGAACAACTTCGTTAGCAAAGGTGTCTCACTGGCACTATTGTTGCGGAACTTAATTCTAACGCGCTTGTCCGTGATCTCTCGAAACCACGTTGCGTCGCCATGTCCGCCGGTCGATGTCCCACCCATGGTCACTGCTTCTTCCGCTGACCAGGACCGCCCGCCATTTGTTGAGAAGCTGAAGAGGAGCGTAAACACGGATCCAGGGTCGCGATATGAAACGCCAACCTTCTTAATGCGGACAAAGTGGTGGGAGAAACCCTCCGACACATCGTCAGCTGTAAGGTCCTTGGACGTCCAGTACGCATCGATTGCGATCCCATCGTCAGACGGGAATGAATTGGACCACCGGTAGATGAGGCCATTGGTATGCCCTGTAAGAAGCGAAGGATACGCGTTCGAGTTGAACACATCGTCTAAGAGCCAGGTCTGCGCGTCGATCGTGTCGATCAGATCGTCGATGCGCACCGTAGCGTCCAGCCGATGAGTTGCACCGCACGTATGCCGTTGAGCGACCCAGGGGTACCAAATATTGCGACCGTAGTTAAAGGCCCAAATCTTCGAAGGGTAGTTCCGGTCCCCTGTGCAACAGAACGTCAGATACTCCTGTGTGTCGCTGAGGATCGTAGACCAGGAGTTGTTGAGGGACTCTGGATTCAACTCAGAGAAGACTGCGTCCCGAACCGCCTCACCAATGGCGGTCGGTGCTCCACCATTGAAGAGGTAGAAATTATCCGGACCCAGAAAGAAATGGCTCTCTCGAAACCCAACAAGGGTACGAGCGGAATAAAGCCCAACGTCAGAAGCAACCAGAGTATAACGAGTAGGCGCAGTAGCAGCTCCAGTCCGTTCACCCAGCCAGATGGATCGTTCGGTGTAGACGCCAAGGGAGTTCTGAAGCTTCAGAATGTTCCGGACAAAGTTCGGTTCCTCACCCGTATCGCGGAACCCAGAGCCGATTCCAGTCCAGTTGGTATGATCGTTGTTGACCGGCCACCGGACACGGAACGGCTTCGGAATCGTCGCCTCTACGGTGAAGCCTAGGAACAGCCGGTCCGCAAAGCGGGTCATGTACTTAGCCGCGGGGCAGTCCACACTGAGACGGGCGTACGAGGTAGGCGTGACCAGATCGATGATTTGAACTGGATCCACACCCTGTGAGAATGCAACCTTGGCCTGTGAGGTCGCCCAGGAGAACAGGTCAGTGTTGAGGCCAGTCAACGCTGTCCCCGTTAGAGGGTTCCATACACGCGCGAGTGCGTCGTACAGGACAATACCGTCCTCCCAGGCGGCGAAGAGGTAGGACTTATCGTTCACGTCGTGTGTCGAGTAAAGCCCACAGACTCGGCCGCCCATTGACGTGAGTCCCCGTGGGTACGGCTGAAACCCCGGCCGTTTGCGCAGCACGCCCTGATACACCTGGAAGTTCTGCATATCAGGCGATTGCGATGGATCCAGGTTCTGCGCCTGTTCCATCGCAACCATGCCCCCGATGGGCCGCACCGGTAGATTCCGCTTGGGGAGTGGCATCTCAGTACTTGATCACATACTTCAGTGCCGCACCAGGCTGCATGATGTTGTGAGGTGCGTTAGAGCCCATTGCCGCAATCGAAATGCCCGTCACGGCGGCAGCGGTGGGAGAGAAGCCCGAACCCGTCACGTAGTCACCCGCTTCAGGGAATGCATTAGGCCCCCCTCCGCCGCTTATCACGGAAACCGCACTATGGATGTGCCCCGGATCAACTATTCCGTGCCCATGGGCCGCAAGCTCTCCGACCAGAAGGACGTGAGTCTCTTCACCCATATACTGACCCAGCGGACGTGGAGTGAGACCAGCTCCTGCACCACCGCCGACGACCACACGACCCAGGAGGTTGGGAACGTTGAACGTTGTGGATCCATCTCCGACCCCCCAGTACCCACCGATTGCCGCGAACAGGGCACTGTACACCGTGCGGGAGATCGCAGCACCATCACACTCGAGGTACCCTCCGGGTGGAGTTGGACCTGCGTAGGGGAAGACCAGACCCGCTGGGATTGAGGTGATTGCCGCAACACCGCTGATCGTACCTGTCGTAGCGATGTTACCGTCCAGGTCGACGTAGAACTTTTCAACTCCGCCGACTTTGTAAGAAATGGCACGACCCGGCCCGGCTGCCGTCTTGACAATGTCGATGTTCACGAGGTTCGGAGCACCCGATGTGTTCAGGGTGCCCTGTACGTCGATCATGGGGTGAACGTCGGCACCCGTCAGGCTGTACCCGAGGCCCTCAAGGATCGCAACGTTCGCCGCCATGTGAGCCGGCAGGATTCGGATGTTCCGGTGTGCCCCGTCGAGGGTCTGGTCCTGTCCGAACACGTGCTGGATGTTCAGCCGCTCCCGGATGTCCATCTTGAGGTTCTGGATAATCGTATCCAGAGTATTCGCGGCCTCGGACCCAAAAGGCCTGGTCTCATCCCAAGGATTAGTGGCTGGCATCGTTGCTCCTTAGAGGGGCTTCAGCCCGTACTCTTTCCGGAAGTCGTTGAGGTGCAACTTGTACGAATCGTCCCAGGACAGCTTCCCGGAGTAGTAGTCCCACGCCGCCCGTGACGCATGAACTGCGACCATACCGGAGTCGTAGCCGGCCTGCTTCGCCTCCTTGTACGCCTGGTTGCACCCGTTGCCGAACTGGATACTGTAGTCCTCGTTGTATGGGGGGACCTCAGCAGGGGGTGGAGTTCCACCACCCGGGCCATGACCCTCACCGGCGATCACGTCCACACCCTCCACCGCCACGAAGATCTGGCCGGTGACGTCCTGAGACTCGGGGTTCTTGTTCAACGTGGGCGCCCCGGACCCGGCCTCGGACAGCATGTCCCAGATGAACAGTGCCCCGTTCGGCTGCGTTTGCGCGACCGCATCCTTGCTGATGGGCCTGTCCTTCTCAGCCCGCTTCGTACCGTACCCCTTCCCAGGTAGGTCGTGAGCAAGCTGATTGCACAGGCCCAACGTCCAGGTCCGCGCCCGTTCTTCCGCGGCTGGACCGGCGGGCATCGTCCAGAGTGGGAACGCCGTGACGTACCGGTCTCGAACGGCAAGTGCTTCAGATGGTAACTGCATGCAGGACTCCTATCTACGGAAGCGTGGGAGCGGAATGTCCCCCACGAAGACGGATATCAACCAGATGATCACGATAGCTATGATCAGCCACCGAATGATCGGCTTCATCGACTCAGAGATGAACGGGGCGGTCTCGATCAGCCAGACGACCGCGCCGACGATGCACAGAATGATCACGAGTTGTAGCAGTCCCATTACCTGTACCTCACTCGGAACCCGGTCCGGTAATCGTTCAGTTTCTCCTCGGCTGCGGGGACCAAGCCGTACTCAGAGATGTACGCCCGGTAGAGACCCATCACCCCGCCAGCCTGCTCGAGGTCGCGTGCCGTCTCAAACCCGATCTGCGCCGCCTTCAGGATCAGGAGTTGGTCGTATATCTCGTCCAGGACCGGTGACGCTGTGAACATCACCGGCCGCTTCTTGTACTTGATCGTGACCGGCCGGACTTTGTCGGCTCGGGTGTCGAAAATGAACTTCTCGTTCCACCAGTAGTACCGAGTCGGGGGACTCGGATACTTCTGCATGTTGTCGATCTCGTCCTTGTCCGCAGGGAGGATGATCCTGTCCGAAATCGTATCTCGTATTTGAACCGGCCACCAGAGGTCCGTGATTGCCGCAAGAGACAGGCTATCGCTTCCGTTAACGATCGTGTCCGCCGCGTCGCCTTGCAGCTGGACATGATCGAAGCTCTTAGAGACCGCCATATAGGAGTCACGGAGAAAGAAGCCCCTTTGTGTCGGAGTGAGATCCGTCCGGTTTCCCAGCCTCTGGAGGATCTCAGCGTCAAAGTCCGATACGATTCGCCTTGCCATTAGAGATCCTCATCGATGATCGGAAGCGGTGGATCGGGCTTCTCAATCGGGAGCATGAGCGAACGCCGTGCGGGCCGATACCCAGGCTGATCAACACAGTTGTTCGTGTTCGGACCCTGACACCGGATCAGGCCATTCTGCACAACGACCTGGTCCTGCCAGAACTGAAAGCCACAGGACCCGCAGATGAACTTCCGCAGCTTGCGACGGCGCTTCTTCGACCATTCCTCAATGATCTCCTCCGCCTCCGAGGCAACGGGAGGAAAGCCGTCGAAGAGGAGGTACAGGCTACCCAATGTCGTTGCCCATGGAGTTCACCGGGTTGCGGGCTTCGAACGTAACGGGCTTGCCCCAAGCAACGCCAGTGTCGTCGTCTCCGGAGACGGTCAACGTACCGTCTGCAATGGCCCAAGCGTTACGGAGGAACCGAAGGGCCTGCAGTGCACAACGGTCCGCTACCGTTTCGGGGTTGATCGAGGTCCAATCCCTCGTGAGGACCTGATCTGCGATGGCAATCTTCTCCGCCGTGGAGAGCGAGAGACCGCTGCCGAGCAGTGTAATGACGGAGTTGACCGCACCCAGGATCGTGTCCTGCTTGACCTCGGTGCCCAGGTCGTCCATCTGCTTCACGGACGTCTGGATCGATATGGCCAAATCACACCACTGTGCCCCGGCCTGGTCAATGAACGTGACCATTATGTTGTCCCCGTTCATTTCGGCCGCGGAGAGTGTAACCTTCACGGCGACACTGGCTCCGGGCACCACGGTTGGTAGAGTGGTTAGATTGGCAAACGCGCCCCCGTCAACGGACACCTTCACATCTCCTGCAACGATGGTCGGTGCAGATTGCAACGTCTTCACGTCGCTCTGAGCTGTGAGAGCAGCGTATAGGATGAACGCCGCGTTCTTCTTAGGTGTTACATACGACGGCATTAGTTGCCTCCGAAGAAGTTAACCTCACACCAGGGGATCCAGTTGGAGGTGTTGAATGCTTTCTTGCCCTGGGGTGTACCGTGATGACCGTTGTTACCCTTCGGGGGAACCTTATCTAGGATCGTATATGCAACCTCGATACAGTCCTGGGAGACCCTCGCACCCAGGGTCCACAGTGCGGTCTCGATCACGTCCTGCGACAAGCGACCGACAGTTGCACCGTCGTGGGCAACCTCAACCACATCCTGCGATACCCGCCCCGCCGTATCTCCAGGCCAGGCAGTCTCAACCACGTCCTGAGAGACGCGCATCTCTCCAAGGGCGTCCAACAGGGCGAACTCAATACCGTTGATGTTTCCCGTACCCGTCATCGTGACGAGTGGTTCTGCCCCGATCGGTGCCGTCTGGATAACATGCCCGAGGAAGGTACCGTAGGCAATCGCTCCCAGACCCGCGATTCCCTGATCGACCGTAAATGGCGAACTCACCCCCGACGGGACCCAGTTGTTCTCCGCGGAGCCACCAAAGACAACAAGTGAGTCAGGTCGATCTGGAGTAACGCCTATGAATTGTATAACAGAGGAATTCGCTCCCGTGACCACGAATTGAGGAGGACCGTTGTAGGAGATCCCATTCGTCCATTGCATCGCCAGAACGGCAATGGACGGGTATCGTGCAGAGCCGATGCTAGGTGAGGTGAACGTGTGACTCGCACCGACACTAGTTGGTCGTGAAACGAAGGCAGTACACCGTGCACCACCTGCTATCGCAAGTGTCGTAACCCGTTCCCAGACGTTCCCTTTACTATCCGTGACCGCTGGGATCGTAGCAGCGTCGTTCGAGAGGAACGCAACGAGAAGATTTGCCCCGGTGGTATCAACGGCAGGAGTCGTAGCTGAAAGTGAGTCGGTGGACCGGGCCCCCGTACTGACGATGACGAAGAACCCAACCTCAGTACGGATGAAGCTAGTTCCATCCTCCTGTAGGATCTTGTCGCCAGTTTCCGCAAGAATCCGGTCGGCCATTTACGGGATGATCTCTTGAACCGAGATGCAGGACACCAGCGTGCCGCCGTACTTTCGAGCGGCAGCTTGACCGTTGAAGTAAACCGTCCCACCGACGTGATACCCCGCTCGAACTTTGAATGTAATGGCGCTGGTCGTACCTGCGAGCATCCTCTTCGTGAGCACTATCTGCTGACCGACCGTCGCATCACTATTGTAGGTGAACGTGGTGGCGATTGCATTGGCGATCGCGTCCTGGAAAACGCACAGGGTCAGGATCGCTGCTGCCGTACCCATCGAGTTGAAGACTACGTCGATCTTGAGCCGATTCGTCGCACTGGTCGGGGTGATCGATACTGTCATGTACTGGTCGCCCTCAGTGTTCTGAGGGATCGTATCGTCCAGTGGAATGATCGTAGACCCCGCGGCATACGCACCGGTCTCGAAGTATACCTCCTGGACGACCTTTCCAGCACCCAGGGACCCGATCGCAGCGGATACCTGGGCCAGGGTGACCTTCTTCGTGGTTCCACCCTGATTGACGGGTACCTCGTCCGTCGAGAGAGCAGAACCCGCAGCCGTCAGGGCGGAGATTTTTACATCAGCCATTTACGTCGTCTTCTGTTGTCCGAATTCAGCGGCGTCGTACTCCGCGGTAGTCCACGGAATGCCCGTCGCCGGGCTCAGCCCCTGTGGGTAGCACATGAACCCGTACGTCGTCGGGATGAACAGTTCCTGCGCCGTGAGGTAGTCGACACCACCGATCCTGGCCAGTGCCTTGATGCCCACGGGACCAGCGTCCGTCTTCTTCGCCTGTAGGACGTGCTGGATGCCGTTCACAACCGCACCGGACACGGGGAAGGACGGGAAGTTCAGTGAGTCCTTCGCGTTCAGCACGTTCGTGGAGTTGTAGTCCGTGTCACCGTTTGCAAGGACCTCGTCCACAGTGGCCGACTGATCCGCACCTGTGGAACGGGTCCAACCGGAGTTCGAACCAGGTGCGTTGGGATACGTCGCATCGACCCGCTGGGGACCCTTCAACCCAGTCCATCCGTCGGCGCCGGTACCATCGCTGAGGTACATGTCTGCCATGGACCACTCGACACCCAGTGCGCCACCGGAAGTGAACTGCCCGAAGCGAATCTCGTCCCAGGCGTTCACGGAGCCCGTACGGGTGATGAGGTTCGTCATCGCTAGTGCAGGACCGCCGTCGATCTTGATCGTAACCGACCCGGTGGCAGTCCCACTCAGGACAACCTGCCACTCGATGTACTGCCACACGTTCTGGAGCAGAGGCTGCGCTGTCTGCCCGATCTGCGTCGAGCCGACCCAGAAGGAGATCTTCCCGGTCGGCTCCAACTTTAACCAGCACTGGTTGTTGCTGTTCTGCCGCAGACAGATGAGCGTTGAGGTCCCACCCGCACCGCCACCGACTCCGTCCGGGTTCGTCCCTGCACTGTTGGGAGCGGAGAACGCAGACACGGACCTGAAGTTCACACCCCAGTTGAAGGTAGCACCGGAAGGGGTGGGAAACGCTGGAACGAGGCTGAGGATCCCACTACTGAAGGCAGCGGGGTTGGTCACAGTAAGCTTCAGTGCCTGTCCACCCCTTGGCCCGTACGCTGGTGTGATCAGGAAGCAGATGGCACCGGCAGTACCCGCGGCCCTCGATGTCCACTTGCCCGCGGTGATGTCTGCGTCGGTGTAGTGTCCGAAACTGTCAAGCCTGATGAGTGCCATGTTCGTTCCTACCTCAGCTGAACGACCACTTTGAGCGTACCCGTCGCCGCAGTGACGAGCTTGACCCCGTTCGAAAGGAACTTCTCGGCGCCGGTGAGGATGTCCGCATCCTCCGACGTGGCCATGATGTAGTGCTCGGCCATGATGCCGTCGTTGATGTCCTTGATCTCAACGAGCTGGCCTACCGTCAATCCAGTTCCGGAGAAGTGGATCGAGAGAATGTGCAGCCGCCCGGCGAACAAGTCACCGTTGGCGGTCATGACGATTGTGTTGCTGCCTCGTGTTACTGACATGTTGTAATCCTTCTAAACGTGGTTGGGGAGCGGTTAACGCACTCCCCGTTTCCCCATCCCAACGTTACCTTGGTGGGAGACCTGTCGGCGTTTCGCTCCCAGGTCCCTCGGTCCACCTTAGTCCCTTTACCCGACGGGGGCGAGTGTGATCGTCAGCATTCCAACCAGACCAGTGATGGTCCCGCTGAAATCCAGAGCGATCTTGTCGCCCGTAGCGAGGAGCAGGTCGGCAGCGGTTGCCGACAGCACCCCGGTCTGTGTGGTGTTGATCACCGCAGTGAGGTCGAACACCGCGGTCGTGAGTTCCTTAACCGTCGCACCTGCAACAGCACCGGGAGCTGAGGTGTCCGTGATCTTACGAGGACGGACGTTAGCACCGGCGCCGCCAACAACGGAGTGGATCTCGTTGACCGCGGTTACCTTGTACGCCCTGTCCGCGACAAAGACGTGCTGGTCAACCATGGTACCGGTGAGCGGAATGCCGACCGATCGAGCTGAAGCAACTCCGCCCCCGGTATTCCACGCGCTGAAGCCCGCGGCCTCAACGGTGGCTGCGTCCGCAACGCGCATCGTGCCCGCGTTGTCGAACCACATGTACCAGTCGTTGCCGTCCCCATCCTGGAAGATTTGCCCCGCGGGGGCTTTGCCAGTGAGAGGAACACCACCGACCAGTGCGCTTGATTCCCGGGTCTGACGCGAAAAGCCCGCAAGGGGCCGACGAGACTTTGATGCTGCCATTCAGTCCTCCTTTGTTTAAGTGGCTGGGAACCGGTTAATCGGGCAAACCCCCCAGAGAGCACGACTGTCCGTGCCCCCAGCCACTCAAATGTTATCCGCCAGAGGACCCGTACACGCCGCGCCACTCGGAGAAGCCCTTCGAGTATCGGGCGTAGATCTTGAACAGCGCATCGCCGCTCGTGAAGTCGTCCGCGTTGGCCGTCTCGGGCCGGACACGCCAGAAGAACTTGGCGTCGTGACCGCCCGACTTCTTCTGCGACTTCGGCGGGCACACCAGGAACCACTGACGGGCGCTGGTGAAGAACCGGCACGTGAGGAACTCGGTGACCTCGCCCTTGAGGGGGTTGATCTCGTTGTTCTCCGTGTACGGCTTGTACTCGGACTGGAGGATCTCCTTCGCGGCCCACTGGAACGTGGGGTCCAGGATGACCAGAGCCGGGCTCATGACGATGGGCCGACCGCGATCGTCGAGGATCTGGTTGTAGTGATCCAGCCCCGCCTGATACGACGTGAAGGAGAAGTCGGCGTCCGTGGACGGCCTGTTGCCCATCGTCGCACCACCGTCGAGCCGGGTGTGCGCGGTGTTGCACAGGGAGAGGCCGTCCAGGCCGACGAACGAGGCGCTGAACGCGTTGTTGAAGACGCTCCACGCATCCGTCTCGACCTTGTACGAGCACGCGCGGCCCAGTTCGGCGGCCATGTTGCTCATGATGTCGTACAGATCATCATCGTACATCTCCCGGGTGATACGGAACCCGAGGCCGTACGATGCGTGCGTGTAGCGAAGTGCCGATCCGATGAGTGGATCGTCGAACGCCGTTGCCGTGCCTTCCGGCTTCGGCACCATCGTTCCGAGCCCCGCGACCTTGAGTTCCTCTTCGTACGCTCTCACCGAGGTATCGGTGTTGAACACGCCCTGCCACTGGTTCGGCTGAGCGTCGATCTCGTTGAAGAGCACATCGAAGAGACCAGGTGCAAGGAGCGCGGAGAACTGACCTGAAGAGACTGCCATGTTCTATGCTCCTTACGTGCCCACGCGTGTCTGGCAAACAGCTGCGCAGAACGACGCGTAAACGTGGGGACGGATGTCGGTCAGGGCGTATGGCGTTGGGACCGTCTCATCCCAGCTCCCCCAGATGATCATGCGATCGGCAGTCGTGTCGGCGATGTCGACGTACCACAGTCCGCCTGCGGCCGCTTTGGCGACACCGTACGCTTTGCCGATAGCAGCTGTCGTGAGGACACCAGTTCCCTCGGAAGCACTGGTGTCAGCGTACGCGCGGAAGACGACGTCGGGATGGGCGATCTCCACGAGACCGGAGGCCGCGAAATCCACAGCGTTGTTTGTCCCGGGTGCCGTTGCTACGCCTGCGATGAGAGCGGGGTCAGCGCCGCATTCCGTGAGACGACCGCTGGTGTCGAGAAACAGCAGCGCCCCGCGAACATGCGTGTTGAGAGCCTTCTCACCCCAGGAGTAGCGCGGAATCGGCACCGCGTTGACAGTCTTCACGGCGCGCATCGGGAACTTGCTCTGCGTTGCCATGAATTGCTCCTACTCCTCCCGGAAGACGAGCTGCTTGGGGACGTTTTTCAATCCCGCCTGCTTCGCTGCGTTTCGGGCGTTTTCGTTTGCCTGCTGGACCATAGTGTCCAGAGACACGTTCTGGCGGTCTCTCGCCGCTCTCAGTTCTTCGCCGACTGTCTCCTCGTACGCTTCCTTTCGAATTCGCATGAGGACAAGATCACCGCGCATGCGGGATCCGGCAGACACAGGGTTTTCCGTACTCTGCCCTGCGACGGGGAGGGGGGTGAGGGACATCTTCGGATCCTCCCCTATGACGGGTTCGAACCCGTCCAGCTGCATGGACATCACGTTGATGTCCTTCGTGTTGGCCCACCGATAGTAGTACTCGGGGTCCATGTCCGACACGAACAGGCGATCGATCCTACCGTTTGGCAAGCGACCGGTCATAAACGCTCCTTGGCGCGCTCTGTGTTGCCGTCGACGGAGCGTCGATGTCCGCCTGTGTTTGTCCCATCTGTTCGAGACGGGAAAGGTACTGCGTAACGTCCTGCCCGGTGGCGCGGCAGAACTTGATGATCTTCTCGTTCGGTTTGAGCTTCGTCGTTGCGGCCGCGGGAGGAGGAGCAGAGGTCCTGGATCCCGGTGTCGGCGGCAGCGCGGGTGGCACAGGCTTCGCCTGTGGCGCGGTGCGCGTATGAGCAGCTACTGGAACCGTCTTAGCAGCGGGCGGCGTCTCAGGCGGTACTTCCCCTTCCGCTGCCGGAGCTCCGGGTTCCATCAGACGCGCCGCGAACTCCGGGTCGCTGGACTTGACGTTGATGTAGATCTGCCTGTGCAGGCCCTTCTGCGTCAACTGGTGCGGAGGAATGTTCCGTTTGATCTCTTCGATCTTCTCCGCGTACTTGTCGTAGTCCGTCACGGTCGCTTTGAACGCGTCCATGTCGTCCTGGATCATCCGCAGGACGACGCCCGTGTTCAGAGGGTCCATCCGTGCGTTGTTCGCCGCGGCCAGGCGGGCCTCGGGAGTATTCTGTGGCGGTGGAGCTTGAGCAGGAGGAGTAGCTTGCTGAGCAGGTGGCCTCTCTGCAGGAGGCTTTCCGCCTCGGCTCGCCGTCTCAAGTGTTTCCGCATAGTTTGCTACATCCTCCGCACTGAAGCCCGCGAAGCGGCCGGTTGTGTACAAGCCGGTCCGTGGGTCAATAACTGGCGTTTCGCCTGCCATTCTCTGGCTCCTTTGCCTTTGCGGCGAAGTCTCTCACTTCGCCCAGTTTACGTGACAGGAACTGTGCTTCGCCCTGCCGACGAAGCATCGCTTCCGGACTCTCCTCCCGGACCAACCGCACCTGACTGTTGAGGAGTTCCGCCTCCAGGAACCGCTCCAGCGCCACCTGCGCCGATTCCGGGAGGGCCGCCCATTCCTGGTTGTCCACCTGGTCCTCCCATCATGCCCTGCGGGCCTCCGCCCATACCGGGCTGCATACCGCCTCCGCCCATCATGCCCATCGCATTCCCGATATTCTGCATCGCGGTCATGATCGTGGGCACGACTTCGTCCAGGTTCTCGATATCGAATCGCTCGACGAACTTTTTGATGATGATCCCGGCGGCATTCATGATCTGTACGATGACCATCTTCTGCTGCGGCGGGAACATCGGGTTAAATAGGATCGCAGCGGCCTGGTTCACGCGGCCGTAGTAATCGTTGAGGACCTGGATCAGGACCTGCAGCTGCTGAATCTCGAGGTCCCGGTTCACGGACTCGGACGAGAGCTTCAAGGACAGGCCGAGCGTCACCCGGGGGTCACCAGGAGGGAACTGGATATATCGACCTGGAGCCCATTCATAGCCTTGGGGCCGGAACTGCTGTTCCTGTTGCACCGTCAGGTACAGGAGCTCTTCGATCGCTTTACGCATGTCATCGATGGACACCCAGAAACGGATGTTACCTTCGGTGATCAGCGCTGTGGTACCGGTGGCCGTTGCTCTGGACCCTACCGTCGCCGACTCCATACCGAGGTTGTACACGCTAACCCCAGTACGCTTCTCCATGAGGAAGGCGGCTCGCTCTTCGACGTTAGCCAGGTTACCGCTTGGCTCGGAGAGGTGGTAGATGGCAAAGTCCTTCCCAGGATTCTCAACTTTGACGTGCTTACCGGGGTAGATTTCCTCGTTGCGGCCAATGTTCGTGTCCGGAGTAGTGACAATAATGCCAGCGTTGGCGGCGGTCGCAGCATCGATCACCTGATTGTGGGCGGTGGACGCTTCCTTCTGGAAGGGAAGGGACATCTCAGCAACGCCAAGGGAGTACATCTGATGGCTCTGGACCAGGTAGGGAATCTTGACGAAGTGCCGGGCCCGCCCAAAGAAGGGGTTGTAAATCTTCCGGATCAACTTACGGGCGGTGTGACTGTACAGGAGGATCAGTTCCTGAAACAGCGGCGGCTGCTCTTTGTCATCGCTGCCTTCGGCGGGTGCTGTCGCGTCCGTTGCAGTGGGCGCTGTACCCGGTGGGATCTCGAACAGGCCGTGCACTTCGAACAGGTCGTAGATGTCCTGCGTCTCCTCGATGATTCGCTCAGACTCGTTCGTCACTTTATGTCGTTCGTCGTCTCGCTTCTTTCCGGTGTGCTTGACGGCGTCGACGTCTTGAAAGGTTCCGTCGAGCTCTCCCCGTTTGAGTTCGGACCAGGAGAACCTGAGGCGGTGTGCGAACCACGGTAACTGCGACCAATTATCGAAACCACGAGGAGTAATAACATCAGCACCAGGAGCGACGTGCCATTTGACTCCGGTGTACCCGGGAACAGGAACCTCGACAACGTTTCCACCATCGTCGTACCCGTGGTAGGTTTCGGACTCCTCAACCCAGATCGGCTTGACGAACCCGTCGCCGTTCAGTGACACGTCGAAGAAGACCGACCGGAGTTTATCGGAGGCCCCGCTGTTCTCGAGGAAGTGCTTGACCCAGTCGCGGATGTCCTTATCGCCCAGGGGCTTACCGTTGGACATCTGGAACGGAGTCAAGCCACTCAAGTGGGCCTCAACCGGGTCCTTCGCCCCGAGAATACTGCGCTGGAGGCGGGCGGCGACCGCATCGACGGAGATGGCGACGTATGGGACAACTACGTTCGAGGCCCCCGGCCACGGGAAGTTCTTCGTCTCGACTTCCGGCTGCGCCTTATACGCTCGAAGAAGGTCCGCGAGGAAGACTTCTCTGGGGCGATGAGCCTCCAGCGCGCTGCCGATCTCCTTGTGGAGATACGTCAGGATCGCGGCTTCCTGGCTACTTTCGAGCTCGACCGGAATAGCTTGTATCGCCATGGGGGTTCAGTTTGCACCTGCCCTGATATGCCACTGTGCCGACGAGAGCCGGCCCCGCTATTTTCCGAGCGGGAACTTGCCCTTCTTCGTCCCCACTGGGACGATCCCCCTTGCGCTTGACGAGTTTGGCCGCCGGTTCTCGCCGCTGTTGATCGGCTGTGACTTGTGCGACGGAATCATCCCGTCGAACTTGCTTCCCCCGGGAGCGTGGGTACTTCCGCTGTACGTCGAGTAGTTTTTCGGACTGCCCTTCATCTTTTTGCTCCTTCTTGGCTTTAGCCTTGGCCATTTCAGCCCTCGTCTATTCGGGGTCCGTTCCGGACGCCCTAGTAACCGGTTAACGGTGAACGACCGAGTTGACGTGATTTATCCGCCGATGCTGCGAGGCGTAGGTCTCGATCCGAAAGGGCTGGGAGCTTCGATAGCAGCGGGATGCAAGCTGCCAGAGCGTCGACCAAGTCCTTCGTTGGGAACAGAGGGAACCCTTTCATCTCCTCTACGAGGTCTCGCTGACCCCGCCGGATGTAGAGCAGCTTGGATTCGTGGTACGGGATCAGAGAGCGGATCCGATAATCCTTGTCCCCGATGGGCCGCTCTTCGAGGACGGGGAACTGGTATCCCTGTTCACGCATCTCTCGATATAGAGGAAACTTGAGGACCTTTTGGAAAGCAACGTCTTCAATTGCCGCGCGCTCAACGACGTAGCGACGATGTAGACCGATATATTGTGCGAAAAGGAGCGTTGGCTCTTGACGCTGAGCTCTCGCTTCGACAACAAAGATGCGGCCCTTCGGGTCTTTGAAGGCGACGACAATTGCGTTCCTCGCATTCTTCTTCTTATCGGGACCGCTTAGGGCGGGATCCCAGAACATGACCCGGCGGCACACTTCGAAGGGAATGATCTCCATCGACTCGCCGTAGGAGATCGAGATGTCCCCGTCCGCGTTGAATTCGAAGTATTGGATGTCTGATTCCCGAAACTCGGCCATGGAGGGGTCGCGGGGGTTGTTCAAGTACAGCATCGAGTACATGAACGCGCCCTGTTTCGCGCGGACCCGTTTGCAGGATTCCATGGGAAAGAAGGACGGAAAGAACAGATATTCTTCCTCAGGATCCGGGGCGTATTGATTAGGATCCATGTCCCACGTAGGTCGTCTATCGTGGTCCTTCGCGTCCTTTAGATCGCCTTCGAGCTGTTCACGGTTCCACTGCAGAGGGCGTACTAGGAAATCGTACGTGTCCCCCTCGTTAGCTTGTATATCGTTGTACACGTCGTCCACACCCCAACGAGTCCCGATAAGGAGGTGAAACGCGGTCCGCTCTTCCACGAATAGAGCCTCGGACGCTTTATACCAATCCTTAACTTTACGCCGTACGGTGGGGCTTTGGAAGGACTCCAGGTCTTCAAGGTCGTCGCCTATCTGGACGGTGTAATGCCGCGAAACAAGGTGCGTATCCACGCCGGCCGCTTCCATCGTGTCTTCACCGTACACGCCATTACGAGGGAAGAGCAGATTGGAGTCAGTCCAAACCGTCCGGGAGAAATCTGGAATAATCTCAGGGAAGAGCCACCGGAGGATCTGGTTCCGTTCAATCTGGATGCGGATCGCTTTGATCTGTTTCTTTGCGTTCTCACTGGAAAAGCTGGCTAGGAGGATCCTATGCTCGGGGCCCGGTAGGCCACAGAAGTCGTCTTGTATGAGGATCCAGATCGGGAGGGATTTCGATCCGACCGTGGATTTGAACGTGTCCCGCGGGATGAGGACTACCTTGCGCTTCTTCTCGGTGTTCTGGATGAAATTACACAGCTCGAGGTGGGGATTGCGTTGGATCTTATCATAGCCGAGAACGGCAGTTGACAAGAAGAACAGTGATTCCTGAGCCCGCTGCCGCGTCTGCGCCCGGAGTTCGTCGGCCTGGGACGAAGGAGGGAGGTTCACCCCCAGGGCTTCCTCGATAGCTTTCTTGCCATGATCGAGGATAATGTCCATTTACTCACCGAGGCCATTACGGGCACCTTCGGTGCGCCCGCTACCAACAGTGACGACACCGTGGGATTCCTGCATCCGACGGAAGATTTCGGCCACGGCTCCCTCAGTGAGGACGATCTGAGCGGAGTTGCTGATCTTTTTCTGCGCTGCGTACCCGCCCCGATCAAGCCAATCCTGCGCGATTGCGACTTGCAGCTTCTCGTCTTCGGTGGATTCTGCGATTTCCAGGAGTCGGGAAGCCATCTCCCCGCTGAATTCCTGGATCATCTCATCCACGCCCGCATGAACATGGCGCTCATACGGGGTCCACTCGGCCTTTTTCTGGGTGAAGACCCAGTTCTCGTAGGCCTGGTACTTAGGTTGCTTGATCCAGACGCGCACGGACGCAGGAGAACGCCCTACCCGTTGAGCTAGCTGCGGAACGCTGATTTCGGGTACCTCAGCACGGAGCTCCGCCATCATCTTCCATTCCATACGGACTGGGTCCGGGTAGAGCGGGATCGGCGGAGATGTAACTTGGGTCATGATACCTGTGCTCTTTGTTCCGTCCATTATATAGCGGATCCCGCGGCAAAGCAACCGGCAAGGGGTTTATACTACGTACTTGGATGTCACAGTGAAAAATCGGGTACTATTTTTGACGTGCGTACCTAAAGGTAGGACCTAAAGGTCCGAGGGTCCCCCCATGGTAGCAGCATACGATCGTACAGCAGGACTAGAGCTGTGCCAGTTCGAGCCATATAGAGAGCTAAGGCGAGGTGACTATGAGCGATGCTAAGCGTACGTGGCAGAAGAAGACCGTCGAGATGGAAGTCAAGCCTGGCGTGAAGAGCAACTGCGTCCTGGTGAAGATCGTCGCCAAGGATGGCAAGCTGCAGAAGTACGTGATGAAGCCCGTAAGCGAGTTCTGGGGCGAAGACGACGAGAAGTCCACGATCAACTGGTAGCCTAGTGACGGTCGTAGGAGCAATCCTACGATCGTCTTTTTTTGCTACTACGCCAGGGCTTTCTTTCAGAGCAGGCCATTCCCCGTACGAGCTTAGATCATAGCGTGTTGTACCATATAGAGAGTGATTGTGAGGTGACTATGCAATGGTTATCAGTCGTCGAAGCAGTCGCGTTGATCGTGTGTTTCTCAATCGTCATCTATCAGTCGCAGGAGTAGCGTATGAAGAACAAGATGCAGCTCGAAGATCCGTTCCGCGGTCGGTTCGATGCAGTCAAGAATGCACTGCACAACGTCCTCCAGCAGCCGTTCAGTGGCACGGTCGGCGAAGCGTGCAACATCGGCAACGCAGCGACGACGGCACTCCGCATCATCGACGGGCAGTACGACATCAGCGAGCTCTCGTACAAGATCACACAGGTCCCACAGGAGTAACGATGCATCTCATGCGGTTCGGACTCACAGACCACGAAGGCGAAGCGTGGACAGACGATCATCCGATGACCATCCAGCACGTCGAAAAGACCTGGGATCAACCAGGCGGCGTGTGGTTCTTGACAGTCTACTGCTCCAACGGTTGGTACTTCGTCCTCACTCCGGACGACATGAAGCAGTTTATCGAAGCGTCATTCAGCTGGGGAGTCTAACGATGCAGGTGCCAGAACTCGACAAAGAACTCCTCGCGGAAGCAATCGCAACGGCGATGATCCACACGACAGACGAGAGCGGCGACTTCGTCGGCGACTTGTGGATCATGGTCGATCGTCTCGGAATCAGAGCGATGGTCGAAGAGCAGATCAAAGCTCTCTCAGGAGAATAGCATGGTACCACAGATCACAGTCAAGTCGGACTTCGACGGCTACTTCGAGGGCCTGGTCAAGCACTGGGTCAACGACAAAGCGAACAACGGGGGAACGTTCAAATGCGAAGTGATCGAGGTCTCCGCAGGGCCTTACCGAGCAGCAGCAGTCTCATACGAGCGCAAGGAATCCGGACGTGTGCTCGCCTTGGACTTCTACTCAGCGATCAGACGTGGATTCGGATCGTTGAGCGAGCAGGACGTGATCGACATCCAGGAGCTCATGTGATGAACATCGACGTCCGTGGACCACATCCGATCGTGATCATCGGCTTGAAGACATACAACTTCGCACTCGAGGAGGACATTCAGGCGTTCTGCTGGATCGAACTGCAGTACATCATCATCGACGAAGCGGCCTGGGATCAGCTCAGCCCGTACATCGATGCTTACAACACGCACGCAGACGACGGAGGTGCCGACCACACATAGAACGTTGGGATCAAGTGTTCATACCAGATAGAGAGTAGTTGTGATAGTGTTAACGGGCAGGGTGCACGTTAACATCTATCAGTCATAGGAGTCAGAGATGGCTAAGCACGAGTTGTCGTACGCGTCGATGGAGCAGGGCCACAAGGACGGTTGGAAAGAGATCGGTGGCACGACCGAGCTGCTCCGGATGGTCAAGCAGGGTTGGTACGCAGTCTGCGAGCGCAAGGAGCAGAACGACAAGAACACCATGATCAGGGACATGGTCAAGAACGACCCGCGTCTCAAGACGATCAGGGAACAGGCGAAGGCGAAGCTCAAGGCAGCTCGCGAGGCAGGCAAGAAGTAGGTCGACATCAGAGCGGCGGTGCGAGCAATCGCATCGTCGCTCTTTTTTTGTTCTTCGTGCCAGGGCGTCATCGCTAAAGTCGGACTTAGCTCGTCAGCAAGCCGCCTCCACTAATATCGACCCACCTAAAACATCCCTGGGCGGCCCTGATCCCGCCCGCCGCAGGTAGGAGATCCGTGGGCGCCAGGGCTTTGTTCCCTGAGCTGGCGCCTGCAGTGGTATGAACGTGAGCCGCTGCCGACGACGTTGCTTCAATGTTCCCTGAGCAGATGCATCCTTTGCCGCATTGGATCATAGCTCGCGTGATCGTTCGTGAAAGATTCGTCCCTTGCCTCGTTCGTAAATGATACTAATTGCGAGCACTTTTACGAACCGATGTTGATTAAGTCCTTTGTTCTCAACGGGTTACGATTGTGTGCCAGTTCGCTTGCCGTATATAAGTATATAGTATAAAAAAGCATATATCATATATACCTACACCCGTCGATCCCCTCTTTGAGACAAGACGGCATGGCATTCGGCCGGCAGAACATTGTATCCTGTTGTGCCTAAAGGAGTTACAGCGTACTTGTGATCGGGGCGGTGTCGTAAACATTGATCCAGCCCCATCAATAGAAAGACGTTGCTTTTGAACAGTGAGGTGTGATATAATCATCATAGAATCACAACACGGGGGCGGATCATAGCTAACTCGTCCGCGTTCCGAAGGGACCCGAAAGCGCTCACAAGGAGAATCACATGTCGAAGACGTTCCGTACCACACCCGAAGTCACCTCGATCATTAACGGCCGCGGGGTCATCGAACCCCCGTCATACCGGAAGCAGTGGACTTCCAGTCGCCTCGTGGTGATGGAGGACGGTACCACAGTGCCCCTGCTGTACATCCTAGCAGCACACAAGTTCGGTGCCTTCGACCCGAAAGAGAAGATGCCCTACTGGGGCGACAAGATGTGTACCAACGAATCCCTGGACAACGTCGAGCTGCTCCCTATGAACCCTGACCGGCGTCCCCGCCAGAACTCCTACGGGGTGCCCTCCGGGACTCCCGAATATTTGAAGCGATACCGTGCTGCGAACAAGGACAAGATGAAGACGTACCATCAACGGTACTACCGGAAGATGCGGGAGGTCTATGAGGCCGCTCTCCACGCTGCACCCTCTACGACACCCATCCTCGACTCCCAGTTCAGCAAGTTGATGGAGATCATCCCGAAACCGCCCGAAGAGGAGTAACGGGTTCCAAGTCAGTTGATTCTGACATTGATTTGTAGTATAATGATCTTAACAATGAGATTTCCTTTACATCCAAACCTTGAACCGGATCTCATTGTCGTTTCCAAGCAAAGGAGTCAGAGTATGGGCATGACGTACGACCAGTGGAAGAAACAGGTCGAGTACCTGTTGATCCTCACCTACCACCTCGCCATCGACGATCTTCCCGATGCACCGCTTGCGCGGTGGTACTCCGAACACGTCTCACCGAAGACCGCGATGAAGAAACTCATCGCCCACGCGAGGACATTCTGATGCGATACCAAGTCCTCGTCCTCTGCCGTGTCTTCGTCGAGGCGGACTCCAAGGCGGCCGCAACCGAGCGCGCCTTCGAGGTCACCAACAACCACAGCGACGACTTCGAAGCGCCTGGAAGGCGGGTCATCGTCCTCGACCAATCAGTCGGATTCGACAACGACGACGTCAAGGAACTCGACAAGGAACCGGAGGAACTCCTGTGAAGAACCTCTACATCATCGCCCACGACGAATACATGACGATGTTCTCCGGGATGTACTCCTTCGAGGGTACGTTCCGGGAACTCCTGTACAAACTCAACGGCATCACTGATCCCACGCAGATGGTCGACGAGGACGATCCGCTTGGAATCCAGTTCAACTCCGTCGATGACGATCAACTCATCGAGTGGTTCAACCTCGCAAACGGAGACGGCCAACCGTACTACCAGGTCTGGTGTGTGCAGGAGAACAAACAGGTCCTGGGCGGATCTGAGGACTACACTCCGCGTAGCAGTGACACAGTCGAGAACATCCTCGACGCATTCGGCCTGAAGAAGGAGAACTTGTGATCAGAGTATGGAGCACGGAAGGCGTAGCGATCTACGACCTGACCGAAGTGAAGTGGGTCGAATCCGTCGAAGCGTGGATCTGCGGCTTCGGCACCTACAAGGACCGCGTGTTCGCTTGGGAAGCCAAACCGCTGCATCAGGGCTGGTACGTTGAGATCCACACCAGCCTCGGCCGTACCGGAGCCCTTCAGGGCGCCACATTCAACCTGCCCCTGGAAGTCGCATCCGCAGTCAGGAGGATCCTGTGAAGAGCATCTGGACAGTCCGCCTCGTCATGTTCAACAGCAGCACGATGAATCCACCCATCCCAGGTGTCTGGATTGAGCAGTTCCGCCACATGGGCCTCCTGCGTGTCCTCGAAGTCCTCGAAGAAGGCACGCTGAGCGAGCGCACCGTCCTGGAGTTCGAGTACCCAGGCTCCGCCCGTGGCATCGACACCAAGATTTGGGCTGAACAGGAATCCGAACGGATGAAGTCCTTCGGCATCAACGCGGCCGCGGCTCCCAAGTGGGCCGGTTCCACGGTGAGGCTGTAATGCAGTTCACCTTCCAGATCTCCGACCGGGAGTACAGCCTCCCGGGCCGCTACGTCGTCTGCCCACGCTGTGAGGGCAAGGGCTCACACGTCAACCCGAACGTCGACGGCAACGGGCTGTCCCAAGAAGACTTCGATGAGAACCCCGGGTTCTTCGAGGACTACATGTCCGGCGTGTACGACGTCAGCTGCTACACGTGCAAAGGTCAGCGGGTCGTGCTCGAACCCAACGAGTCGCTGATCAAGTACAATCCCAAGCTCAAGGCGATCTACAAGATGTGGATCCAGTCCCTCCGCGAGGAAGCCGAGTACCAGGCCGAGTGTGCGGCCGAACGAAAGATGGGGTGCTAACCATGTCCGAAGAAGCGTTGCGTCAGGCTCTCCGCTGGATCCTGGACATCTCGTACGCTGGCCATCCTGACGGCCGTGAGGTGCGCCTGGAGCAGATCACGAAGATTGCCCGCCAGGCATTGGAGACCAAAGATGCCAAGTGACCCGAAGACCATTGCGGAGTGGTACGCCCGCATCGAGCTGCACGCTCGCGAGCACTACAACGAGGACGGCTGGGACTTCTTCGTGGAGTGCTGGCAGCCGAGTGATGTTCAACGGATCACCGAGATCTGGCACACGATCACCTACGAGGAGTGCCTCGCTCAGATCCACACGCTCTGCAAGATCCAGAACGACCGCCGCAACGACATCCAAGCGGAGGCCTTCTGATGTCCAAATGGGCTTTCGGCTGTGGCAAGAAGATCGAGGTCGTCGTCCCACACGGAAGATACGACTCGCGCGCGATCACCGTGGAGTGCGGATCCAGTGCACATGACGGGGGCGTGAATCAGTGCGACGCCTGCGAAAAAAATCACCCCGTCTCCGACCCGTACGAAGACGAGGGCGACATGGAATGGTTCGACCGCCAGGGAGGCGAAGATGCCGAGTAACGAGCTCACGATCACCGTCACGTACACGCTCCGCTTCGCGGACATCAACGAGGACATCGAGCAAGAGGAGGTCAGCGAAGAGCTGATCGAGGCCTTTATGGACTCCTACAGCTCCACGCTCCAGGACGAAACCGGGTCCGTCGTGTTCGAAACCTCAGACCAGAAGTTCAACTACGAAACCATGACAGCGGAGATCAAGCGATGAAGTTCACACTCCCGTTCAGCAAGACCACCGCAGGCACCGTCGTCTTCGCCAACCAGCTGGACAAGTCCCTGCCGGTCAACGCTATCTACGTCCGCAAGGGCACAATCGTCGACGGCAAGGACGTCTCGCAGCTGAAGTCCCTGACGTTCACCCTCTCCGCCGAAGGCAATGGCTGAGGATCCGCACAGCGTAACGCACTTCGTCCCGTACGACAGCCCGTACTTGACGGTCCGCTTCCCCCGCCATGCTCGCGCGTGGTGTGGGAAGCTGATCGACATCAAGACCCAGATGTCGAACGAACCGAGCTGCCCTGTATGCCAGCGGATGCTAAAGGAGTTCGATGAAGAACCCACATACTGGGACAAGAGGGACAAGGGGTGAAATACGGTTCCTTACCTGTTGATTTTCACTTTGGTCTGTGGTATAATATATCTAACAATGGAGATTATGGATCACGTCAAAAGATTCACATCACATTGCCCTTCGTCCCTGCGGGGGCGGATCGGGTCCATCATTCCGATAGGACCCTCGTCAACAACCGAGCCATACGTCCTGCACGTCACTGGTTTCGGTTCCAAGTCACCAGCTCTACGGTGACAGGAGAAACGCCATGTCAAGCATTCTGTCCGAGGCGGCCGCGAACTTCGAGAACCTCTCCGTCGACGACCTCAAGGCCCGCCTGAAGGGCATCGCCGAGGCGAAGGCGAAGCAGAAGGAGCGCCAGAAGGAGTACAACGCGTCTCCCGAGGCGAAGGAGAAGCGGACCACGTACCAGAAGACCCGCCTCGAGACCATCAAGGGCGATCCCGAGAAGTACGATGCGCTCAAGACGAAGCGCAAGGAGTACATGAACCGCCCCGACGTCAAGGCGAAGCGTCAGGAGTACCACAAGAAGCGGAACGCCGAGACCAAGGCCATCATCGAAGCCGCGAAGGCCGCGGGCATCGACGTGAAGGCGATCCTGGCCGGCGAAGCCACCGCGTAGGCGAATGAGGGGAGGGACTGCACACCTCCCCTTTTCGTTGCACAATGTTCACCGTTGTATTTCACTTTCACAGAGGAGCACGAGTCATGGCAAACATCGGAAGTCCGCTCCGCGAGATCGAAGTCGAACCGCTCCAGATCCCCGTTCCGGAACGTGAACAGCCGGAGTCCATCCCGCAGATTCCACAGGAACAGCCTGAAGTCGAGGAACCGGTTCTCGTATGAAGATCCCGGACTACCTCGACCCGCTGGTCGGCTGGCGGGCCTGGTCGAACGTGAACCGCGAAGGGCACCTCGTCCCTCTCGTCAGCGTTCACCAGGTCTGGCCGAAACGGATCCCCGCACAAGCGATGTGCGAGTGCTGCAAGCAATTCGCCAAGCCGTCGATGCACAACCAGATCGGCTTCTACGCGTTCAAGAAGGTCATCGACCTGCTCGACGAAACGGTCGTTCAGAACCGCTTCGCCCATCGGTACGGGAGCTACGTCTTCGGTCAGGTCTACATGTGGGGCACGCTGGTCGAATGCGGACAACGCGTGGCCGAGATCAACAACGACACGGGATACAGGAACGAAGTCAAAGGCTGGCGGGCAGAATTCGCCTATCCAAAACGCCTTATGACCGAAAACGCTGACCTCGCAGCGCAGCTCCAAGACGATTACGGAGTGCCCTGTGAAGTCGGCCGCGCGATCGACATCTACAACGAACTCCTACGGAGGGCTCAACCGTGAGTAAAGCAGTCGTCCTCTTGTCAGGCGGAATGGACTCCACCACCGTCCTGGCTTTGGCTCAGTACCTCGACAACGACGTACACGCCCTGTCGTTCAACTACGGGCAGCGCCACCGCACCGAGCTGATCTCGGCGTCGGTAATCGCACAGCACTTCAACGTCCCACATACGATCATCGACCTGAGCGGATCGCGGATCTTCAGCGGCTCGGACTCATCCCTGGTCAACCCGGACGTCAAAGTGCCCGAAGGTCACTACGCCGACGAGTCGATGAAGGGCACCGTCGTTCCAAATCGGAACATGATGATGCTCAGCATTGCGGCAGCGTTTGCGATCTCGAACGGGACCGAACAGATCTTCTACGGTGCTCACGCTGGTGACCACGCAATCTACCCTGACTGCCGACCACAGTTCGTCAAGGCGATGCAGAAGGCCCTCGAGCTGTGCGACTGGAAGCAGGTCAAGCTGGTCGTGCCGTTCCTCAACCAGAGCAAGGCGGACATCGTCACCAAGGGTCACTCGCTGCACGTGCCGTGGGACATGACATACTCCTGCTACAAGGGAGCCAAGGGCGTGCACTGCGGTGTCTGTGGAACGTGTACCGAGCGCCGCGAGGCGTTCTTCGACGCTGGCGTCACTGATCCGACGGTATACGAGAACACCTAGTGACCATCCTGGAGTTCCGTGTTCCGCCGAAACCGCCCCACTTCACTGTTGAGGAGTGGGAAATCCGTCTCGTGTTCGACTTCCTCACGTTCCTGAGTAACCATGGGATCGACCTGGAGATCGACGAGGCAATCTACTACACACAGGCCATCATCAGAGGCCAGGACGTCATCGACATCGTTTGATCGACCGTTTCTAAGCAAAGGAGTCTCTCGTGTACCGAGTTGGAAAAAACGCTTACGCACACAGCACGTATGTCCGCAAGGATCGGAAACAGGTCATGCGATTCTGCGCCCAGTTGGCGGAGGAACAGGGTATGACGCTTTCCCGCTTTCTCACGGACATCGTCCTGGACTACCTCGAAGGGAATCTCGTGTACCGGCGTGAATTGGAACGTAGCATTCGCCGAAGGAGCGCAAAGAAGTGAACGCACAGGCTACGAAGTTCGTCATCAAGAAGCAGAAGACCAACAACAACGGCGAGAAGTTCTACAAGCAGGTTGGCACGGTCATCATCAACGGCACCGAGGGCACCGGTGTAATGTACCTCGACATGTTCGATGGCCAATACCGCCTGTTCAGTGGCGAGTTCTACGACGAGCTCACCAAGGAAAAGGCATGATCCTCACCTGGTGGGAAGTCGAGGAACTCGAGGAGCACTTCCATGGCAGAGAGGACATCTGGACCTGGGACGAAGGATCCAAGTGCTGGCTCCGAACGAATAACGAAGGAGACGCCCTTCTGGGTCTCCAGATCCTGGGTCCTAACGCAGCGGGACCCTACCGCAAGTACATGCTCAAGTGGGTCTCACTCGGATGGGACGAAACCACTTGTGCTGATTACATCGTCATGCTCTGTACCAAGTGGACCAGCTACGGCTTCCGGCAGTCCGTCAAAGACTTCCTCGTCGAGGACGATGCAGTCAAGATGGACCCGAAACTCGCCGACGCAGTCGCTGTTGCCATCTCCAAGATGGAGCAAGAGCCCGCGCCTGACCCTGAAGTACTACAGATCCCGACGCAACGGGAAATCTGGCCCGACTTGAGCGGCTGCGTGGTCATCCCTTCGATCATCGAACGGACCATTCGAATGACCGGTCTGGTCGGTGGTGGATGGCTCTCGATTCGGTACCAAGGAGAGATGCTCCGTGTTCGGCTTAGCATCCCTTCTGGGGAAACCGGTGGATACGATCACCCCTTCGAGGGATACATCAGGCCGCGGGATGGCAACGTCCCCATGGCCTGCTCATACTTGTTCGGACTTAACACGCCAGCCAAAGGAGCAGAGAATGCCGCTAGTACTGAGAATGACCTTCATCTACCCACCGAGCCAGGAAATCCATCAACAGATGCAGGAGACGCTGAACGTCCCGATGAACGACCTGCAGCTGTCGGAGACGGCGATGATCCTCCAGATGGAACAGTGGCTGAATGAGCACAGCAAGATCCGCGTCCACTTCGACTTGCACGAGGACTGACATGGCCAAACCCAAGTTCTACGACAAGCAGAAGAACGTCGAGGCCGCTGACGCCCTGTTCATGGACCTGGCGGCGACGCTCAAGTCCGCCAAGACGCTGAACACGGACGACCCGAACTACCAGCGGCGGATCGCGGTCGCTATGACCAACGCCGAGCAGGCCCAGTTGTGGTACAACGCGGCCATGGATGCACTCGAGTCCTTCGAGGAGGACGACAATGCATAGCTTCGCCATCGAGCTGGACGGGGAGCTGATCCCGTTCGAGGACTTCTTCAGCCCGATCACGAATATGAACCAGTCCCGCCTGCAGTTCTTCCTGGACTGCAAACGGAAGTACTGGTGGCTGTTCGAGATCGGTTTGGTCCCAGACAGGCCGCGGTGGGCACTCGAGGACGGGAAAGCCTTTCACGAAGGAATGGCTGTCATGGGCGGGGGTCACGGTGTAGAGAAGGCGGTGCGTGCCGCGACTGAATCACTGCGTGAGTCCCTTCCCAAGCAGAAGCTCATGTACGACGAAACGGAGCTGAAGGAACACGTCATCCTTGTCGAGCGGCTCATCCGAGCGTACGACATCGAGTACGGTGGGAAGGTCCTGTACCAGCCCCTCGGAATCGAATGCAGCGGCCGCGTGGAGGTCGGTGAAGGCACCGGCTGTTTCCTCGTATTCCGAACGGATCGCCTGGTGAACTGGGCGAACCGCATCTGGATCGTGGATCACAAGACAGCCGCGAAACTGGACATGCGGGACGTCATGAAGTACGAGATGGACCTGCAGTTCACCGCGTACGTGTACGGAGCGTCGAAGATCCTGGGCGAGCGAGTCGCAGGGGTCATCGTGGACGTCATCACGAAGGCCCAAACGATCAAGTTCCACCAGGAGCCGTTTGCGCGCTCCGACGACGAGTTGCTGGACTTCGAGGGCGAGTTCGTCGAGATGGTGCGGGAGATCGCTTGGCGCCGCGCACGTGTCAAGGCAGGAGAGAACCCGAAGAACGTGTGGTACAAGAACACCAAGGAGTGCTTTAGATACGGAACCTGCCCGTACCGCGATCTGTGCCTGGAAGACAATCCCGTCAAGCGGGCACTGTTCATGCAGAGGGACAAGGACTATGTCGACGACGCAGACAGGGGATCCAAAGCCATCGATCCAGTCTCGGTTAACGCTGCACATCAGCGAGGTATCGAGGCTGCAGGCCGAGCTGGCGACGCAGCTGAGCAGGGGCCCTCACATCCCGACAGTGATGCGACTGAACGCAGAGCTGTCCCAGGAGACGGAGTTCCTGGAGAGGACGTTCAGTGAACTCGTTACGTCCCTTACTCGGCCAGATGATCGTGTCGAAGGCCCGGAAGGTGACGACCCATCAGGTGCCGGGGTCAAGAGCCACACTGATCTTACCTGACACCGCACACAAGCTGGCGCAGAGGGCATTCTGCCACCTGCACAGAGCGACGTTTCGATTCGGCGAGGATCTCACGGGCCAGTGGGTCCTTGTAGACAAATTCGCCGGGCGTCGCTTCACTCTGAGAGACACAGAGTTCTGGATCCTGCCAGAAGGATCCTGTCTCGCCATTCTGGAAGAAGGTGAGCAGCAGTATGAAGCGTGATGAATTCGTCGAGCTCCTCGTGAACAAGGTCACCTCCGCCGTGAAGGAGAACCGTGACCTCACGGAGGACGACGTCAACAACCTCAGCGACGAGCTCGCGTACGAGGACGTCGTCACCGACATCGTGGGAGACGTCGACGAGCCCGAGCCGGACGAGGACCCCGATGTCACCGAACCCGACACGGATCGGTGAGAAGTACTCCGTTCCCTTCGATCTCTATGACGAGGAGAACAACCACTGGGGGCAGTGTCGTCTCGCGCAATACGGCGGGGCGACACTTATCCAGGTACAGGTCGATCGTGACGGTCTGGATTGGCAAGACTTCCAGACGTTCATCGTCCTGGATAACAAACTCCACTACGGAGTCGTCGGTAAACGTCCAAACAAAGGATAACATGGCATGCCGCCTGGAAAACTACCACCTCTGAAGCGCACGTCCCAGATGCAGAACACGCGGGCGAAGGTGCTGCTCTACGCACCTGCACGGTGGGGCAAGACCACTCTCATCCGCACGTGTCCGAAGCCTCTCGTCCTGGCAACGGAGATTGGAGATACGAAAGGGCTCCAGTCACTCAAGGACGACGACATCCCCTTCATTGAGATCGAGGACATCGACACACTGCACGCCGTGGTGGCGGAACTCGGTCGCAAGTCGGGGAAGGTCGAATACGCTGGGGAAACGTTCGAGACAATCGTGCTCGACTCCCTCAGCGCTACCGGGGAGCTTTGGCTCGACGAGGCTAAGGCCATCCACGGCTGGGACATGGTTTGGGACGCAGGAGACGGTCCCAAAGGGGTTGCACGTAAGGACCCACGGCAAGCCTATCCCTACGTCGCAGAGAAGGGCCGTCAGACAGCGAAGATCATCATGGGCCTCGACGCCCACTGCTTGTTCCTCGCTCGCGAGGCGGTCATCGAGGAAGGCCAGGGCAAGGAGAAAATCGTCTTCTGGGCTCCTGAGCTCCCCGGACAGAAGCTACCTCGTGAACTGCCCGGCTGGCCGGACGCTACACTGCGTGGCGTCATCCAGAACGGGAAGCGGATGATCTGCACCACGACCATTGCCCGGACCGTGGCTGGGTTCCGCGTCCCCTTGAACTTCTCGGTCCCGACGTACATCGGTACGAACATGACCGAGGTGTTCAAGCTCACGATGGGAGACAAGAGCGCACTGCAAGCGCTCGTCGCACAGAGGAAGGCTGAAGCTCCTGTCCCCGTTCGTAGTTAGCGCGATGATCTTTCTGTTCGCGCTAAACCCGGGCTTGTTTCTAGTCACAGTGGTGATCATGGTGCTCATCACTAATGAACGTCAGAGGAGATAACGATCATGCGTTTCGACAACTTCCGTCAGAAGGACATGGCCGAGGACAACACGATCCCCGAGGCCACCTACCGCCTGCGCGTCAACAAGGTGACGTTCAAGGAGCCCAAGGACTCCGAGCAGAGCGGCGAGAACGAGTTCGGCATCCCGGTGTACCGCAACAAGAAGGGCGAGGACACCTACCCCTACCTCACGCTGGACCTGGTCGTCCAGGACGAGGGCGAGACGTACGGCCGTCACGTCTTCGACAACTACCTGTCGCTCGCGCCCGGCGACGACTGGAAGATCCGCCAGATCATGAAGGCGCTCGAGTTCGACGAGGACGAGCCTCTCGACACCGATACCTGGATCGACCGTGAGTGCTACGGCGTCGTCACCCGTCAGAAGGCCGGCAAGGGCAAGGACGGGAACTACTACCAGGCCCAGAACCGCGTCGGGCGGTACATGGCCACGCAGAACGAGAAGGCGTAATCTTCTCGTGGTTCCGTAAACTGTTCGGGGGGACGGACCGCAAGGTCCTCCTCCCGACTTTTTCGTTAAAGGAGTTCTATGAGCGAGAGAATCGATCCTGGTCCGATCGCAAGAGCGGGCCTCCGCCTCGACGCTGGCCTGAAGGCGAGCGGTACGTCTCCGATCGAACCCGTTCACACCTTCGAAACCGGGGCTCAGAGAAGTGAGGTCAAACCACGCTATGATCTCATTCCCAATTCCGGCCTGGTTCGCCTCGCGGCTCGTTTCGAAATGGGGCTCAAGTACGGCGAGCACAACTACAAGCTCGGGCTCCCCTTCGACGACACGTTCAATCACATCATCGAGCACCTCGAGAAGTACAAAGAGCGCCGCAAGGAGTTCCTCCGGGAAGTCTCCGAAGGTGACGTCAGAGACTTCGGTGGCGTCTCCAAAGAAACGGCGGCGATCCACGTCACCCGTGGCAGAGAAACCGACGGAGATGACCTTGCCGCTGCCGCTTGGGGATGCTTCGCCCTCATGGAGCTCGAACGTACGGAGCGACTCAAATGATGGAGACCTTCATCTGCGAACGCCGCGGAATCAAGCTGACCGTGACGATGCAGACAACGACCGGTGACGCTCACTCCATCCTCAGCGACGTCGGGTCACCCGCTGTCCGACGGCTGCTGGACTCGAAGTTCGAAACCCTCATCGCGAAATTCCTCGCCGATGTGGCCTTACTCCATGATCCGGGTGCCGCTGATGCTCCTCACCTTTGACTACGAACTGCCCATGGGGCACCGACTGATGAACCACCAGGGCAAGTGTCGTTACCTACACGGTCATAACTATCTCATCCGCGTGGAGCTCCAGGGCCACGTGGACATGACCGGCATGGTCATCGACTTCTCCGACCTGAAGACCCGTGTCAAGGGCATCTTCGAACGGTGGGATCACGCCTTTGCTCTCCACGAGCTTGACCCCGCCGCCGAAGAGATCCGTGCCTACGCTCGACTGATCCTCCTGCCCGTTCACCCGACGGCGGAGGAGCTCGCAATCACCTGGCGGGACGAACTGCAGAAGTCCTTCCCGATCCATCACGTCTACATCGCGGTCAAGGAGACGCGGGACTGTGGGGTGGTCCTTGAGTGACAAACGGTACCCGCTCGCCGAGAAGTTCATTGCCCCCCAGGGCGAGGGACTGCTCACCGGCGTCATGACCGCCTTTATCCGTCTTGTCGGGTGCAGTGTTGGCAAAGGCGTATGCACTCACTGCGACACGGACTTCGACAAGTGCTACGAGAACATGGGCGGCGGGATGTACACAGCTACCGCACTGTACGCCTGGTCTCAAGGTATCCCCAACGTCTGCTTCACGGGCGGAGAACCCCTCGACAGGGATCTCACGGAGCTCGTAAACAAGCTGGGTAAGGGCCGACTGAAGGTCCAGATCGAGACCAGCGGCACTGTGATGCCTCACTGGCTCGAGGATCCACACTACAGGAACATGATCCACTTGACCGTGTCCCCCAAA